TTTGGCCCACATGTCATCTTTATCTTTGCCTGCATACATAAACTGAGGATGATCGCGTGGGCCAAACAATTCCACTTCTTCATTGTACCAACTGCTGCTAAACCATCCACCACAGGTGCGACAACTCATATTACATAAATTTGTAAAACGTATATCATAATATCTTATTTTAAAATCATCAAATTGACCGTCGGCAGATGTTTGATCTACAAGATTGATGTGATGCCCAAAGTTTTTGTTGCTATCATTTCGCATGCTGACAAATCCGTGTTGTTCACGTTCGTAACATTTAGTGCATTCTCGACATTCTACTTCATTTATCATGTTAATACGCATTTGTTTATATTCGGGGCTATTCCAAACTTCTCGCATATTGTTATTGTGTAGATTTCCTAGCGGGTAATGACTGTCACTTAAACAACAAGGATATGCTTGGCCATTAGGAAAGGCATGCAGATGAATCCATGGCAATATACAAAATACTTTACTTTCAGTTAGTCGATGCATCTGCTCTTGATTGAGAGTACCCTTTTCAACATAGATAGGTTGATTATCTGTATAATTATGATTTTTATAATATTCTTCTTTTTGTTTATCTCTACTCATAGTTTATATCGTTCCAATATTTGTTTTACAACTATCTCATGTTCTTGTCTGTTAGGGTGTCTACATTCACTTACCCACGGGCTAATAGTATCTATTCTAATATCAACTCCGCTGATTATATCTGACCAACTGGTTTCAATTAATTTTATATTATTTAATTGGCAATATGCTCTGACTACATCTATTAATAGACCCCTTTTCTTTCTATATTCAGCATCATCAAATTTATAAGTCAATAACATTTGATATAAGTTAAATACCGTATCAATATTATCTTCTGAGTCTGCACAAATACAAGGTTCAGATAATGTCCATGTTCCGACATTTTTGAAATGTGCAAAGGGGTTGGTTAAATCTGTTGTAGTAGCACACCAATTTGGTATAAATTGCCACGTGCGACCTTCATTGGTCCACACTTCCCTGACAGGGCTAGTCCATCCTACTATGACAGCAGTAATATTTTTATATTTAGGTATTTCCTCTATCATTTTATAAAAAATGTTTTCATTGCTATTTCCAGGAAAAGCAAAGTTAACACATTCAACGCCTAATTGTTTTGCTATTAAATTAGGATAACTTAATTCAAGGTTTTTAATGGTAGCTTGATCACTTGCTAATCCCACACCGTGGGTGACACTACACCCAAACGCCAATATTGTCATAATGTATTATACCATTCGGCTAGTTGTGGGAATGTATGTCTAAAGTCTTTACCACGGCGTTGATCATATTGTTCATAAAAGTTCTTAAAGTCACGTTGCAGGATACTGTTTGTCATAGCACCGCTGTGTGGGCTGACAACTTCTTTCAAATAACTAACTAATCTACCAATTTGGTTAATTTCAAACTCGTGTAATACATCTACACTAAGATCACCAAGCGGAATTAATTGTCTAATACATTCTTCACGCACCTCTAAAGGTAATATCAATGGGCTTTGAAAACTAGGAAAGCGTAGAATATTTAGACTAAAGTTAATCGCATCTTTGCCATATTTCTTCTTAAGTTCAACAATACTCCACAGGAACTCTGGTAGACTTATCAAGCATAGTGCGTTTATGGTACACATGACATGTAGGCCACGCAGTTTACCACTAGCCAATAAGTAAGAAAGATTGCTAGTCCATTGATCCCAATCCAGGCCATCACGAATATATATTGCGTGTTGACCAATGCTTTCGTTGCTTGTATACAGATCCAATTTAATACCTTCTGTGGCATCTAATAACCTTTCTAATTTATCTTGTTCAAATCCTAGGTTGCTGTTTATAGCAAGCCGTGTTTTACTCTCGCCTCGGTGATCTTTGAACCATTCGATGAGCCGCCAGGTGTATCCTGACATAAGTGGCTCTCCTCCTGTGATCCGTAGTTCCTTAAGCGTTTTGTGTAGGTCTGATTCCCACCATTTGAAGAAGGCTTCAACGTATGGATTAACGTCAGTGATAGTATAAAGTTGGCTACTGTCATGAGTGTGAGTAAAATGATTGCGACCGTCGGAAACCAGATTGGTATATGGTCCATTACGATGAATGTCACGAACCCAAGTAGTGCTGAAAGCAGGATTGCAATAGCTGCAAGCAAACTGACAAGTGCGATCGAAAGCAATTTCCAAGGTTTGTAGGTTAACGTCTTGTTCTGGTGGAGTATTGAAAGCTTCATCTAGGTCTTTATCCTCATAAATTACTGTTTTATAAACACGGTCACTGATAATTTCATCAGACGCATCTTCTCTGTCTGCCATATCCTCAATCTTCCAGCAGTATTCACACCCGCTTGGCCTTAGGCCATCTTGCATCAATGCACGATCATTTTTCTTTTCACGTGTATTGTGTAATGCTCGAGGATTTGCTATTACCTGTTCTACACTTACCTGATGTGGTAATGGGTGGTGACAACTGGTAGTCTGCCCACTGCCTAACCATATGGTAGCGTTATACCATTTGGCACCGCAGAAGCTTGTTGACTTAATGTCAATCACTCTGCGTTTGTATCCTAAATCGGTTTCGTTATGGAGTTTCGGCATGCCACTTACACTCCTGCCAAAACTCTTTCATTTGCGGGAAGGTTTGTTCAAAACTTAAACCTCGACGTTGATCATATTCATGGAAGAAACGATAAAAGTCAGCACGTGTGTCATGTAGATACTTCTCACTTAACTTTTTGCCTTTTTTCATCCAATCAATATCTCGATGTAAACGTTGGATTTCATAATCTTTAAATCCATCATAGCGACCGCTGCCTTCTTCTAAGCGATGTAATTCCATCCATTTAGCAACATTTTCTAAAATGCGTACATAACTTTCTGGAAGTATCTGTAGACTTTGCCAACTTGGCGTTCTCAACACAGGAGTATCAAACCAAACACGTTGATAGGTAGTACTGTATAACTTACGCAACTCTAAGATGTGTTCTAATAGACGTTGTAGTCCCAAGATACTAAGATTATTCATTGTGATGATATAGGTCAAGCTATTACGATTAGGCACTTCAGTTAGGTAACGATGTACATAGGCTTGATTGCGTTGGAATTCTAATCCATCGCGGATATATTCAGCATGTTCAGCGATGCCTGTATCTAAACTTACATACTGCATGAAGTGTTCTATCTTAGTACCTGTACATAAGTCTTTAACTTTAGCAATATATTTTACAAACAAGTCTTCTGGGACGCTAAAATTACTTGTAACGTCAACGTGTAAATCGCTCTTAGGTGCAGCCAGAATATAATCAAATACACGATGCGTATTCTTATCCATAAGAGGTTCGCCACCCGTCATACGGAAGTGTTTAAGACTACCATATAGCTCAGGCCACCAACGCCAGAATGCTTCTACATAGGGATTGTTCTCACGCACAGGAATAGGTTGGCGGCGGCCTTTGAAATGCATGGGATCGTTGTGTGGACTCTTTGTAGGATATGCTCCCCAACGGTCAATATCCTTGCCCCATTCAGTTGAAAACTGCGGGCTACAATAACTACATGCTAGATTACACCCATGACTAAAGTTTACTTCAACATAACTTGGAGTAACATCTGCGTCCCATGGTAGATCTTTGATTTCATCGTAATGACTAGCGGCCCAAGGCTCGCCACTACGATAATGGCGATCACTTAAATGTCCAGCATCTTCCATATTCCAGCAATAGTTACATTCTTTAGGACGCTCGCTGTTGAGCATCTTTTTACGTTGTTCTTTCTTATATGCTGTGTTATGTAAGGCACTAGGGTGAAACTCCAATGGGTGTACATCAATCTCATGCAATGGAGGATGGTAACAACTGTTATTAAGTCCTGTTGGTAAGTGTAGGCTTACCTGTTGCCATTTGGCTAGACATAATGCAGGACCTAACTTGTCTTTCATCTCCTCTGCCGCTGTCATAAATGTACTTTTACTCACGTTCCATTACTCCTTGATTTTTAAACACACTCTTATAGTGATGTTTAAAGAATTTACTTTCTTCTGCGTCCATGTCTACGATAGGTAGACTTAATTTTTGCCTTAAAATATTTCCAATACTGGTACAATTATCTGGTTCGTGGTCTTTAAATTCTTTCCATAGTATGGCTAACTTATCAAAGTCTTGTACATCACGATAATCCCAATTATTCAGCATGGTCATCCAGGTGCCTAACCTGGCTCCATATATACTCCAAAAGCCATTTTCTACATCTGCGCCCACTGATTGCCAAATACACAAATGATCGTAGTTGCGATTATGTACACGAACTTCAAAGTCTACCAGACCTGGCTTACGACCACGATCCAAACACATCTTAACTCCTTCACGAAATCCGGCGCGCCATGCTTGGAATGGTGTTGCATTAGGATATGTGGTACTATAGCAATCGTGCATGGCCCAATAATCCGGATAAAAACAAAATTCTACATCATTGGCTTCTGTACCATCTGTGTTCTCATGTGTCTTCATAGCATAGACGAATTCTTTAGTCCAGCAACTTAGTCCACCGTTGCCATACATCAATCCATTTATTGTATTACGTGCCTTCCATCGGAATACTTTATTGCTGGAATCTTTATCTAACTTTAACTGTAGATTAAAAAATTCTGCGTCAGGAATATTATCACCGTCAATCAATAAGAAACGGTCTGTGGTGCTAGCATCTGCTGCGGCTTTATGTGCGGCATCACTGCCTTTAATGCCATCTACACGTTGAGCCCAGGGCACCATGTTTTGTATCTGTATCCAAGTTTCTTCTTTCCTAGGTTCATCATAACTCAGATATATACAATCTAAGTCTGCTATATCAATTAATTGTGTCATAATATTCTACATCCAAATATGTTTCATTTGATTCCAATACCAAACCTGCATGATGTTTAACTACAGCATATCCATGATTACTTTTCTTTAATTTTACACGAATTCCCAGGTCAATTGCAATCTTTTCAAGACATTTTCTTTGTACGTTTACCTTATATTGGTAATAATGATCATATAGATTCCTGTCAACAACCAAATACTGTGTATCTTTTGGGTGTTGTTGCATAGTACACATAGTAATCCTACCTGTATCGTCATAGTGTATACGATATTCGAATGGTTCTGGTGTCACTGCACCAAAACTCGCAAGAGCTTGATTAAATTCTTCTTCCCAACTCATCTTTATATTCCCCAATCAACTCATCTGTTATCCAAGATTTTTCTTGATAATGCAAAGGATGATATTGATTAATATTGTTAATGCGCACCATCGGCAAATCTGTTTCACACATTACAGAGTCAACCCACTGTGATTGCTGACTAAATCCGTTTATTAAAGGCTTCATATGCACAAAATTAATAAAATCTACTCCAGGTAGTGTGCATTTTTCTATTCCTAAAATTTTAGCAGCCAGAGCGTAGACTACATCTGTAGTAGCATCATTATCTCTACAATTAATCAATACGTGATCCCTAATGTGATCCCAATGTTTATATATTAATCTAGCATGATTAAAAAAGTTAGCCGATTCTTGACTATAGCGAAAATACATAAGTCCATTGTATACGTCAGGCAATTCATTATCTTCAAACACTTGCCTATATGCACGACTTGGACTTAGTTGCTGTAGATAATTTCTACAGCCTTGACTTAAAACTATATTACGTAATCTGAATGTATTCCACCAATGCTCTATGCTTCGAGTAAAAATTAAATCACTTTCTAGTTTAATAGTTTCCTTAAATGGTGTTAGATAAAACGCCTGCCATTCATTGGATAGTTTCCATTCACTGTGTTTAGCGTGATCTTCATCTAAAACTATCACATAGTCAAATACTTTGCGATGCTGATCTTGTATTTGTTCATTTGTGTTAGCATCAACTATCACAGCGTATTCACTGCCAGGCATGGTTAATTTAATGCTCATGGCTTGAACATAAGCTAATCGTAGATAATCAACAGTACTGTTCTGAGCAATAGTTAAAAATCCCTGGTGACTTTGATGTGCTAGCTTACGCATATAGAATTAATAAAATCTTTGAAATTGTCACTCAGTAAATAATCTTTGTCCATTATATGTATGTTTTGTCTAGGTATTATGTAGGCTCGATCCTTTTCTTTGATTGTTATCATTCCGTGCTTAACTGCCATCGATTTAACTACTTCAGTAAATGTCAGCATAGGCCAAGGGATACCTCGATCTAGTGTTTGATCATACCCATTTAATATGTTATCAGCGATAGTGAACGCATAGTCATTTCTAAAACTAGAATAATTTATTTGATAAAGGTTGCAATAGTAATTATAATTTCGTTGTATGCGACCGACTAGTTCAAATAACATTTTGGTCTTATTTGTTTTCCTAAATAATACTGCGGTAGCCCATTGATATGGCAATCCATACGGTCCCATGCGATCGGGCCAGCTACCAGATTGGCTATAGTTATGGGTCATGATACGATAATCAAATTCTTGCTCAAACAATTTTAATAGATTCTGATCTAACATAAGATAATCACTGTCAATTAACAGTGTTTCATCATACGGGCTCAATTTATATGCACAGTAACGATCTCCATTACGCCAAGTTGTCCCTTTACCAGGTTTAGTGTTGATTAAGGTATTTGTGATATCATTATCTGATATGATAGTAACAGGTAATCCTAGCGTATGTGCAATTAATCGTGCTGAACGTCTGGCTAGTTTAACGTAATCAGTTTGTTCAGTATTAAACGCAAACAGTAGAACTCCTCTAGACTTTTCTTGTGTGTTTAAGATTGTCATGTTGGATATGCCAAGAATTCATAACCATCTGATAATGTTGCTTAGACAGTGTTAAAAATTCTGCTCGATTGATTTTAATTGGATTTTGATATGTATCTTCTAGGAACAGTTCATCTGTGTCCCAGCTATTTAGAAATGCGATAAGTTCTGGCGAAACCTTAAATAAACCTCCATTATAAGGAACCTGTAGATCTGTTTGGATTTTTTCTCTCAAGATACGTTTGTTTACTTGGTAGTCAGTGGCTAATCGAATTTCATTCGTAATTTGTTCTAGATCGCTCATGCAGCTATTTATCGGCCTAAAATTTAACCTAAAAAAAAAGCACTCTAGAGGAGTGCTTTTATATAATTTGTATTTTAAGTTATTCCGATAACACCCCAAGTGTTGGCTAAGAATGTAGTTTCTGGAAGGATAATATCAACTCGTGTTGTAACCGTAACGTTGACCGCATCATTGAAGTTTGAATTAGTCTGTGCTGGTTGAGCTGTTGCTAGGGTAAATGTGATTGTTGATCCTTGATCTCTATTAGAACCTTGCGGACCATTGGTGCTGACATCCAATCTTAGCCAATCAACGGTATAAGTGTAAGTTGCACTGCTAGATGTTAAATTAGCGTATGTGGTTGGGGTAGTACTTAAACTAAAATATCCCGCACTCGAATTACTGCTGTTAAGCGTGCCACTAGAACCGGTGCGTGCTGTGTCTGTTTGAGCTCCTACTATTGCGCCACCTAGATTAGTTTGGAATAGTGTTACATAGTCACCACTGCGACTTGTAGCATTATTGTTTGTTGCAGTAATCACTAATTGCAGTCTACCGCCTGCATTAAAGAAATAACGAGCGGCATCACCCCCACTAGCGAATGTCACTGTCCTACTTGTGGTAAATGTCTTAAATGTTGTAGAATCAGCATATGATTGTGAAGCAGTAAAGTTTGCTCCAGTAACAGTTGATCCTTGGCTACCCCAATTCCTGTGATTTGTAGCTACGTTACTAACTGCTGATGCTACGTTTGCAAAATAGGTAATAGTTGCGCCTGCGGTAATACCGATATTAGATCCCGAAGCTAATCTTGCGCCTGCAGCATATTGGTGACCGAGAGTCTGATTTACTGTGTAAACTAATCCTGCCCATTGTGTAGCTGTCACTAGAGATGATGCTGACACACTTGCGATTTGCGTGGTTGTTTGGCCATATCCCCATTCGGCGCTACCTGTACCCCAAACATAAGCGATATTGCCGGCGACGGTAGTTTGTGCTAGACCATTATAATCTGTTGCTGCTATTAACCCACCAGATGCGTATGCCATTTTTCTATCCTATTTTAACTATTTAGCTTGACTATGGCTTCTACTATACCTTCGCCTGCTGTTCTTTTATCTTGTAAGCTACGTCCAATGACGTTAAATGCTGTAATTTCTGCGCGACTAGCTGATCTAGCCAGGCCAGCACCTGCTGAAACTAATCGATCACCTTTACGCACAGTGCCCGTTACACGCACAGGAACACGTCCTTGCACCGCTACAGCTGGGTGAGTCGCGTCATTTCCGGCATCACCATTCATTAAGAATGCAGCACGAGTGCTAACGACACCAAATACATCTTCTGTCAGATCTTCGGCAGCCGCTGTAATTTCTTTAGCACCGCCCAATGCTACCACTGTGCCTGCTGGATATGCAGAATCTGATTCAAAACGTTCTGCCAAGTCAGCGTATTGTGCTGTGATTGCTTGACCACGGAATGTTGTAGCCCATACGTTAGCAAAGCTCAATACACTAGATCCAATGCTGATAGCATTGGCACTGCTTGGTAAGATTGAACCAGCAACGATAGTCGTATTAGCCACTGTTAAAGAACTACCAACTGCTAGATTACCTATTAGACTTGCGGCTCTACTCGAAGCTGCTAGTGTTAAGATAGCTGTTTGGACCCCGTTTGAATTAACGTCGAAACGTATATTTTTGTTGTTTGTTGTTTCTTGGACTACTGCCACAGAGCCTGAGCTTGCATCTAATACCAAGTCACTACCAATAGTTGCGCCACCACCTAGAGTTAACGCACCCGTAGTAGTTTGTGGAGTATCTTTAAGCAAGAATTGGCTAGCTGTATAGCCGCCTAATGTGCTAGCACCTGTTGTAGCACCTGTAAACTGTGCACCAGTTAATGTGCTGGCACTGATTAAGTTAAGTCCTGGAATAATAGTACTGAACCCAGAAATCGCTGTCTGCGGAGTAAATGTTGCATCTTTACTTAGGATAGCGATAGCACTATTACTGATATAAAATTTAACTACTACATGACTAGCTGAACTGGTATCTAGTATCGTTTCAACTACAGCACCTGATGTACCTGCTGTTGATGTATATGATGGTCCGATAGTGATCCAGGCTGAACCTGACCATACTTTTAACTGTGCATTAGTCGTATCCCACCAAATATCACCAGTAACGCTAATTGCGGCGCTAGGTGCTGTTGATGATGTTATCGAACTAGAAATTGGTTTCCATACATTAGTATCAGCATTGTATACCTTTAGGATATCGTTGACATTGTCGTACCAAAGTTGGCCTGTTAAAGGTTGATTTGGTGGTGTGCTGTTAGAGAAGTTCTCTAGGTGTTGTATGTAGTTTTCGTTAAGGAAAATACCATAACCAGCATAGTTTTTACCAATTAAGGTAATACTAGTTGCTGTGGTATTTACGGTACCGTCTGCCACTGTAGCTATGACCGCACCTGCTGTTGTAGTAACTGTATATGCCATTTTTCTAACCTATTTATATTATATTATTTATCACTGTTACGGTGCTATGGTTACATAACCGTCGCCACCTGGATTTGAAGCTGGTCCACCATTGGTTCCAATGGTAGGAGTAACACCTATAGGTGTTAAATTCTGACCATTTATGCCGGAATAAGCACCACTATCGCCGCCTGGTGTTGCTCCACCGGCACCTCCTAGCAAGTAGCCGCCACCACCGCCACCACCGCCACCACCGTCACCGGATTTGTCAACGCCTTGAGCACCGGCTGATGTAGCATTATACGCTGTAGCACCCTGTCCTAATCCGCCACTACCCAATCCTGCACCCCCAGCTCCGCCGCCGCCTGCGGCTACGATAATTTGAGTAGCACCTAGTCTTACTGTGGTTGCAGCTCCACCGCCGCCACCAGCACCCGATGTGCCTGATCCGCCTGCGTTACCACCGCGGCCACCATTGTATGTTCCAGCTGGATCTACACCTCCGGCTCCGCTACCAGTTCCACGGACTCCGCCTGCTCCAGCACGGCCACCGCCACCAACTATAAATGTAAATACATCACCGGGTGTTACTTGTATAGTAGCTGTTACAACGTTACCAGCAAAGCCAACAGTAGCCGGGTTGCCTCCATCACCACCACCAGATCCACCACCGGCACCAGCTACGATTAAGTTAGCAGAATGCACACCAGCTGGGATAGTATAGGTATAAGTTCCCGGAGTGCTATAAGTTGTTGTGGTTATATTGTCGGGGTAGAATTGTTTCCAGGTACCATTATCATTAACGTATCCGTATCTTACATTAGCAAAAGCACCACCAGTATGCACATAAAGTTGTTGGACCTGATATTGAACATTTCCCGGGCTTGCAGTAGTTCCGTAGACATATAACTTTGGCATTATACTTGATACCAGATATCTCCATTACTGCCACCGCTCGGGGGCGATGCAGATATGGTTTTATTACCTTGGCTGTTCTTACCGGCTGTTGCGATAGTTGTAGTTACATAACTTTGAGTAGCCACAACATTACTTGCGATTAGGATAGATCCAGCTACAGTTAAATTACTTGATACATTGATAATATTGGCAGTTACGTTACCAACGATATTACCAAAGAATGTCCGAGCATGTACGTTAGCAAAATTAGTAGATGAACTACCAATATCAATGGTTCCTACATTGGTTGGTAACAATCCATTCTGGATACTTACTGCTCCTATCAATGTGCTAGTACCAGCTACTGACAGTGCTCCGCCTGCTGAGAAGTTGTCTGTAACAGCAATAGATTTTTCAAAACTCACACTGCCTGTGCTACCGCTGATCGCAATAGGTTTGACAGTGTTATCCCCAGCAACGTTGGCATAAAAATTAATATCTTTGTTATTAGTCGTTCCGGTAAAGTTAACTTCGGTGGCCTGTGTTGATATATTCAATCCACTACCTACGATTAAATTACCACCAACTGTTAGTTGATACGCAGTAGAAGTATTTTGATCGCTACGGAGGAATTGGCCAGCAGTGACCCCATTTAAGAATAATGCATTACTAGCATCACCCGTAAATTGTGCACCAGTTAATGTGCTGGAACTTACTAGATTAAATCCGGGTTTGATCGTAGCAAAGCCAGCGATGGATGTCTGTGGAGTAAATGTTGCGTCATAGCTGATGATACCAACTATGTTATTATTAACCTTAAATTGTATGACTACGTGATTGTTACTGCTAGAGTCTACGATAGTAGTAACCACTGCTCCTGATCCAGCTAGGGTGCTGGGAGGACCGATAAGTATCCAATCTAAATCTACTTCACTCCAAGCATAAAGCTGATTATTGGCAGTATCGAACCATAAGTCCCCGGGCGACCCAGATGCAGGAGCTCCATCTTGTGAAATACTGCTGCCGACAGGTTTCCAAACATTCGCTCCAGTATTCCATACTTTCAATGTGTTTATAGTTGGAGTGGTGTCATACCAAAGCATACCTGTAAGTCTTTTTGCTTGATCAGGTGCTGTATTAGCGGCAAAATTTTCTAGAAGATGTACAAAGTTTTCATTTAAGAAAGCACCATAACCTGCGTAGTCTCTACCAATTAAAGTTAGTGGAGTAGCAGAGGTATTGATTGTTGCGTCTTGGACTGTGGCAATTGGATTGCCAATCGTAGTAGTTATTGAATATGCCATTCTTTCGCCTTAATTAACTTTCTATTTGGAACCAGAAATCACCATCAAACGTTCCAGCATCATTTACACCTACTTGAGGTTCGGCTGTGCTGACGATCTTAGCACTGCGATGTGCCGCGTTACCCCACCATTGTCCTGCTGTTCTTACATAACCTGTTGATGCTACTGAAGAATCACCCGATCCTCCTCGGTTAGCCGTAATAACGTTAGCTGTAGCACCGTTTTCTAAATAAACACCAGCACTGGTAGCTGTCATCACCGTGGATCCATCAATGACTAAGTTTGCAGATCCAGATCCACTGTCATTGATCCACATCCAACTATTGTTTTGATAGATCTTGTATGGGAATAAGCCCGATAATCCTGATGATACAAATTCTGTAGTTGCAATCATCGTATTACTTGTACCAGCTGGTGCTGTTACTGCTGTTGAAATGCCCCATAGGTTAGCATTGATAAATCTATTATCAACATATTGTTTAGTAGTAACGCCCAATACCGTTGTTGGATCAGCAGCAACTTCAACCGCACCCGTAACTGCATTGATGCTGAGATATTGTGTAGCAACACCTGCTGTTGTAGCTTTAACACTAATGTTACCACCGTTGATATTGTTCGTAATAGTTAGCGCATTACCTGCTGTTGATAGTGTAGCAACTTGATAGTTACCAAGCGTGACCCCGCCATTGTTTAGGATTGTCAATGTGCCTGTGCCACTGTTGTTGATATTGTTTCGGAAATAATTGGCCGCTGGTTGTGTGCCTAGATAACTGGAATTATTAGCTGTACCGTAGATAGTATAGGCACTGCTCATATTCCAACCAACTTGTATCGTAGAGAAACCTGTGATTGGTGTTGCTGGAGTAAATGCCACTGAACTGATTATCGCTGTGCGTGTTCCATTGAGGTATTGTGATACCACGTTAAATGTGGTTGTGCCATCACTGATCTGTTCCCAAAGTGCGCCACTCTTACCATAGACCACGCTGTAGCCTGGACCCACTAGGATCCACCCTGAGGCAGCATACGGTGTTGTACCATCATAGCAGTATAACTGTTTGTTGACACTATCCCACCATAGGTCACCAGCTACTGTTGAGCTCGGTGGCGAAGATTGGCTGGTGCAGCTACCTACGTTTTTCCATACAGAACTAGCTGTATAAACTTTTAGGGTTTTAGCATTGGTATCATACCATAATTGACCTGTGTTAGGACTAGTTGGAGCCACGCTATAGGCAAAGTTTACCAGTAGATCTACTAGATCTTCTGCAATGATCTCACCATAGCCGCTATAGTTACGCCCTACCAGGGTCAAGCTAGAAGCAGTATTATTTACTGTGCCATCTAATATGGTGCACAGCACTGAGTTATCTGGTAAATTAATTGTATACGACATGTTCTATTATCCTAATTATGCTGTCAAGTTTGTTAGCGTTTGAACTCTCACTGTATATTCTATTTGAATAAGCCTATTCAGTGCCTTCTGCACTGGGCTAAAAATCACGTGTGTCAGTAATGGTAATCCTGCACCCAATCCTGATTCACCCTCTAAGTAACCAAATAATCCCAATTCGTCAAATACGAAATCCCCATTGAGCGTTTGGCTGTTGTCAAATACTGCCTGTCCACTAGGTTCACCGTAGTCAAGTAAACAACTTACTACTATATCTGTATATTTTAAACCTGGAGTGTGGTTAACTATCATTTTATTATTTACTGGGTCAGTATTAGCTGAATTAGTATCGTCTACGATTTTAAAATATGTAGGATTATATAGGTCAGCGTTAGCTACATTAGTATTTGTAGGCAAGTATGTGATAACACCTGTAGGGTCAACAGTGGTTCCACCGTTGCCAAAGTGCATTTCGCTGATAAATTTAACACCACTACCTGTGTAGTTTTTATTAGCCACAGAATTAGCTAGGGCATAACTAAAATTTTCATAGTGAATAGCATTACGCTTGTCCACAAAAACTTCTTTGGTTACAGGATCAAATATCTTGATATGTCCCTGTAGGTGTATACCACCTCGCTCATCCGGCTGTTTTTTTGGTTGATTATCTTGTGTATTAGTAGTCATATTCTTATTTATCGCTTTATTATCCATGGAATTTTCTTACCATATCGCTAAATTAGCGCGACGCCATGTATTATTAGCAATACACACATAAACATAACTGCTGTCGTAGCTGATTTGTCCGGTAGTTCCTACTGAGTTATTAGCTGCTGGAACATAAACATTGCAGACAATTAAATTGCCGCAAATGGTTACATTTGAATTACTAAACGTAGTAATTACATTTCCAGCTAATGTTCCACCAACGTGGACTTTAACTGTGGTATTGGGTGTATCTGTTCCTAGGGTTAAGTTTCCTGAATTGATGTAAACATATCCGTCATTTTTACCGCTGATCGTCCAGGCGCTAGATACAAAATTATTACCATTTATGCCCATGTCAATATATTTGCTAGTGTCTGTGCCGTTGGGGGCTGTGGCAATAAAGTCTGCGCTTACTAGATTACCAAAACTGTTAATATTTTGTACGTTTAATTGTATATAACTGTTAGCATCGTTAATAGCATTGACTATTATATTACCATATGAGATTTGACTAGGGAATCCAATGTTGGCAACTCCAAATACTGTTAAGTTTCCATTGACTGTCGTGGCTCCAATATTACCATTATACGTTGGTAGATATGAAGTTACTTGAACGTTACTATAATTAGTACCAGCAGTGGTTTGTAGAGTATTATCCGGGAATGTCACGCTGCCGTTGCTGTTAAAGTTCCACGCTGTAGAGCCAGCATTGGCCGCTAGTCTTACAGCTTTGCCACTCTCTGCTCCTATGTATAAGTTACCACTGCTTAATGTATTGATCTCTCCGGCTGGTAGTGTTAAGTTACCACTGGCATTAAATATCCATTGTTGAGAAACATTACCATCACTGTTGGTTTCTAATACTACATTATCACTAGCATAAACTGCGGCATTACCTGCGTCTGTTAAATATATGCTGGTAGCATCGCTGTTAACGTTGCTGGTAAAAACTGCTGTGTTTGCGTCTTCATTATAGATCGCTGTATTATCAGGTAAGGCGATATTACCATCAATGAATAGTTCGCCGGTTGGACTAGAAATAGTGTCTGTTGATAAAGGAGCAAGATTACCAAATGCTACCAATGTATTGGCAACAAAGTTTGGAGTTACGTTTTGTAATGGTGTGCAAGAAACGTTACCAGATGTCACACCTGTGACCGAGCCTATTGGATACGCTCCCCAATAGATCTGCATACCCACTTCAACTCCGGTGGTATCGGCTACATAGAACCATGTAATTCCGCTTGGGTTGAATCCCCAATATTGGCTTCCGACTATGGTGGTTGTTGTTGCTTCACTGAATGTAATACTGCCATCTGCACCGTATAATTCTGTAGCACCTAATCCAACAGTGTCAGTAGTAACTCCATAAACATCAATATTACCAGCTGATATATCACCATTGACATCAATAGTTGTATCACCAGGGAATGTTGTAGTGCCGTCTGTGTCAAATGTCCAGGTACCTGCACCTGCGTATACGCTAGCATTGCCACCATCAGTTAAAGACAATCTTGTAGTTTCGGCAATGATATTACTTGTAAAGACTGCTGTGCTTGAATCTTCATTGTAGATTGCTGTGCTGTCAGGTAATAATATACTACCTGGGGTGGTTAATTCTCCTTCCGCTCCAAATCTCCATGCAGTGTTGCCAACATAGATCGCTGGCGGAGGAGCACCTATGATTTCAGTGACTCTAATTGTAGCATTACTTACAGGAAATCCATTACCCGGATTAGGAACATTATCGTTAACAACCGTTATAAGATCACCCACATGGAATGCGTTACCAGAGTCAACTATGGCCACACTTGTGATTGACCTATCTGGTGGTTGACTAACGGATTGAGCACTAACGGTACAATAAGCTCCATTTACTTGATTAATACCTAGTAGAAAGGTTGGGCCTGCAATAAATCCTTGACCACCAGCGACCACTGATGCACTGCTGATTCCCCCTACTGCACCACTTAAACTAACCGCGCGACCACTGACATTACCAGTATAGGTATCTAACCCAGTTGTGCCTACATTAGCACCAGCAAAAGTTAGTCGTCCGCCTGCTGTGGCTAACGCAACACCACCAATATAAATCGTTGTATTGCTGATCCAAAGATCTTTCCACCATGTAGTAGAGTTACCAAGGCTATAAGTATTGCTGGCTAACGGAATAACGTTACCGGCTTGTCCTAAGATATAATTTTGTAGTTGATCAACGTTGGCTTTTACGGTTGTTGGTGTGCCCGTGATGTTGCTGACTATAGGTAACAGGACATTACCCTGTACCGCAGCTACATTTCCAAGTTGGCTAATCTTAATTGTCATTGTTATTCCTCAGTGTAAATTGCTACATTGCCTTCAGTGTTTATCGTATTTATCGCATCTTCAGTGATGAGTTCGTTCGGTACTCCAGGAATAATGCCATTGACTATTGGGAATTGTTTCAAGAACAATGTTGCTGGTGTAGTAGATCCTCCCATTCCGGTGCCGTCTAAAGCAGTTCCGGTTCCTGCGTTATAGAATACGTTAGCATTATATAATAGGTTACCGACTGTGGTATTACCTAATATAGTATTAGGTATGATTTGATTCTGTCCAGCATCTATTACATTTTCGCCTGCTGAATGTGTAAAGTAAGCACCGGTTCCTTGTGTTCCTCTACGTAGTTGTCCTAAGACGTGTCGTCCTGGCAACACTGAAACATTAGCATAGCTAAATGTGCTTGCATATACATTACCTGTAGTTAAGAAATCAACACCGTCATAGGTAATTGCTGACCCAACTGCATACATTGTGTTAGCTGTCCATAATGCAGGAGTGTATACAGTCTTGGTATAGAACGTGATACGTTCGCCGTTGATGAATATTGCACCCGGACGAGCATATAATGTGCTAGGGCTACTTAACCCTGATGAATCAGCTACATAGATATTAGCATCTGTCAGATACAATGTCTGAGTTAATATAGTGGTGTTAGCTGTAGAAATTCTCAGATAACTAGCTTCATCTGTCATGTTATCAAATATACGATAAGCTACTACATTAGCGTTACCATCGATCTGAGTATAGATACGCATATCTAAGGTATCATAGGTTCTACCCGGAACTAGTTCTTCCGGAGCATGACTATTAACTGGATCAACGAATGCACCACCATAGGTAACGATATCTTGTGGCGCTGTTCCTAGGCTTAGTTGGCTAAACAAGCTATACATAGCTACATCAACTGAACGTGTAGATAGTAATGCTATACCATCTGTGCTGTATTGGACAGCGTCATATGATGCTATATCATATCTACGACCATACAGTGGGCTTAATGTAAAGTCTGCACCTTGCACCGGTAGTGCTGGGTAATCAATACCAGGAACTAATTGATCTAGACTATTGTAAGTTGCAGTAATAGTATCATCTGTAGTTAAGTTAATATTAACTGACAGAGTTACCTGTGTTACTTTGATTGGTATACCGCCGTAACTGAATGGTACTAGGTTAGCTGTGACTGTGGATTGGGCATCTAAATTAATACTGTGAGCAAACCAGCTGTTAGTTTCAACTGAAGCTTCAAATGGAATACCTATTCCACTAACATATTCGCCTTTAGCATATAGGTTGTTAATAAATCTGCCAGGCTTTGGTGAAGATTCAAGTGCAGGACTGATATTACCTACGATACCTGAAATAACACTGCTGCCGTTGGCAATATTACCAACAATAGTGCCTCGACTGTTGATCATTATAGTCACATCAGCAACCACATTAGCTACATAGCATGATGGTACATTACCAGTGATTTCATTTCCAGTGATATACATGCCCGGGATTAATGTAGGGGCATTGAATACATAGATAGTATTAGTATTGGTCGCAGAATTAGCTAGTGTTAATGGAATTGATATCACATCAATGGCCGGCATCACGTCAGTTGGTTCATAGTAACCAATAATGCGATCGTTGGCATTAGTAAATAAATTAGCTGTGTATTCAGTATAGTTATTTGGAATAAAACTACTACCAGTTGTAATATTACTATTAACGGTGTAGGCTTTACGGATCATCACATTACCATCTGGGAATGCATAACTAACTATCTGACCTGCGGTATACGTTGTGTTACTTGCCCAGCGTGTAACCGTAGTATCATAGCTAATACGATCAAATTTTATCTTAGTGTCAAAGCTACGAGCAAACGGGCTCTTCATCACTGCATAGGCATTAGCCCTGCTGGTGTTGCTACCGTTGATAATTACTGCCGGAGTTGTAGTATACCCACTACCTGCGTTGGTTAGTGTAATTGCTGTTATAGCACCAATGTTTCCATCAATAGTTGCTACCGCTGTAGCACCAGACCCATTACCGTCTACACTAGTAATAGTCACTGAGGGCGGAGTTTGATAGTTAGCACCCGGCGATGATATCTGTATGCTTGACACTATAAGATTCCTATTTGCATACCATTGATTATACGGGAATGTCTGCCAAGTAGCAGAGTCTTCCTCAACATAAGGATTTTCACCACTCGGACTACGGAATATACCGTAACCAGTTGATGTGTCATAATACGCCGGAAGATCAAAGTCAGTGATACTACCTTCAAATACGTCATCACCTGTATAGTTAATCAGATATTCACGTATCTTAGTCCTATAGGGCTTAATCTCATCGATGTAATCTTCATAGTATGTTTGATTATCAACCACATAGCTTGGGTATTGTGCTAATGATCTTAATTTGTGTGTGACGCTGATAAAGCTAGATTTAAACAACCAGTCAACATAGTTTTGTTCTGTTAATAGATAGTTGATCAAGATAAAAAACAGATTATTAAATTCTCCCTGCAACGTATTAGTAAATATGGTATCATTTAATGTAGATACGATAGCACGTATTTCGTCATTGGGATTTTGATCGAATCTGTTGCTGTCAAAATCCTGATTACCAAATCCAAGCCCGTTACCAGCAAAATCACCCAATGATGTGGATAGCTGTATAGTACCGTTTTGTATACCCACAACCTGTAATGATCCATCATTCTGTACCACTACTAATTGCCAGGTACCTGCGCCAGTAGCATTGCTGATGTAGATGATTATACCTTCAGTGGCTTGTAATTTTAGCGCATCATTGGTAGTCGCCACGCTGAAGTCTGGTTTAGTTGCTGAGCTATATCCGTCAGCATACCAATCAATGTAGATCCAGTATTGATTGGTCTTGTATGATTGTACCCGTGCAATACTCCATGCTTTATCAACAGTTAATTCATATAATACCCAAAGACCATTCTGAGTAGTATCGCTAGTGACTAATACTAGATATCCAGGATCAAGAGGATCTGTGTCTATGTAATATAATTCAGTATCAGTGGTCACACTCTGATCATACTCACCTAGTTTAAAATTAGGCTGTGGATCTTCTGCATTTAATCCGCTCAGATCAAATTGTTCAGTGATAGCATTGACAGCAAAAATTTTATTGACGTATGCGATCATTTCATCAACAGCACGGAGCCTGTCTATAAACATGCTTTGTCTTGGTCGGACGCTGATACCATAACGATCAGCAGTACTGAGTGTTGGATCAGGTACAGTCCTACCTGATTGATCAAGACCAGATAAGCTGTCGATTAATTTATTAACTATTTTGGCAGGTATTTGATTCGCTGGGTTGCCTTTCTGTACCAATTCGTATTCGCTATGGATGATATCAGTATTGATCGTCAATTGATGATCTAAGTGCATGATTGTATTATCAGCACTTAGGTACTCGCTGACATTATAGAATGCGATCGCGTCGCTGCGAATCATCGCAGCGAATCCGATATCCTGATTCTTAGGATTTAAAATATAGTCTTGGACAGCACTAACAGGTATATTCCTACTAGGGTCATTGGGATCGACAGTGGTTTTATCTTTAACCCAATAGTAATAACGATTGGTAATAATACCAGTAACTGGATCAACAAATATTTCTTCTACGTAGGCACTGTCATCAGCATATTTGGGCACGCCACTGCCTGTATATTGACTAGGAACCACATTGCTTTGAACCCATTCTAACACTTCGATCGTTGATCCTGGAAATAGTTGTCCCCAATACAGTGAACGATAAGTTAAGGTATCTTGTTCGTAGTCTATATATCGGACACTGCTGAGATTCCACCACACTTTACCAATCTGTAGGTCTCCCCAATAGACACTTTGATTAATATCTGCTTTGGGATTGAATCCTCTATTATAGATAGCAGGATCATATTCTGTCTTGAAAGAAATTTCCTGTTCAGCTTGTCCTAAGATGCGACCTTTAGCAGGATCAATAAACTGTAGATCATACTTGATTAAATTAGTAGTATTATCATATAAGAATGCACGTGTAAGACTGTCGATGTCTACTTTATTTCGTTGCCAACGGATCAACTGCCATCCTCGTGTCATTGTTGGATTAGAAAATATATAAACAGTTCCCGATCTCTCTGGAGCTCCATCGACTGTGGAAGCCGGAGCACTGACTGTGATATATGTTCCTTCAATATCTAAACTGTAACCAAACCCGGCACCCGGAATAAGATCATCGGGGTTAAGTTGCTGTGCATAAGCGTAACGTCCCGGATGTTCAACTTCATTACGTGGATCGTCATATAATTCGTAGATATAAACACTACCACTACCTTGAATACTGTCATATAATCTTGTAGTAGATTGGTCTAATGTAGTGCCTTTTGGTGTTGTGGTTACGTCAAACGTAGTGAAATCTTTGGTAGTGCCGCGGGCACTACCAATTACTAACATATAAGCATTAGCAGCCAATTTAACCTTATTACCAAAATATTCCCCCGGAAGGCCAAACGGATTGACGATGATCTGCATGAATGCAAATATGATCAAATCAGCATCGGCATACACACCTGGGCTGTTAGGTTGATTAGCGCCTGACAGGATACGTAGCAAGTTTTTAGCTACTGTACTGTCGGAGTCAAATCTCAATGTTCCTGCACTATTGCTTGCTGTAATACCTAGTAGATTAGCATCATTGACATCTTTAACAAAACTATCTAAGCTGGCTCTTAACTGTGCAGTGGTTGTTGTACCATTGACACTGACAACATTACCTGATGACCAACTAAACACATTAGCATTGTCGTTATAGTCACCAACTGTGATATATCTACTACCTGTCACGGGCGTATCAACTAACACCGTTACATTAGCTACACCAGTAGAGGATACAGTCTGTGTGATATAATCGCCTATATTGGCTCGGACATTGGCACTTAATGTTATAATATTACCAACAGTAGCAGGCATCCAACGACCACTAACAGTGATCTCAAAGTTGTCTAAGCGTATCTTGTCGCCTGGCATAAACACTGGATTTATTGTATAGCCAGTGTTGGTACCATATAGTCGACCTCTATTATGGAATTTCCATACAGCACCTGAGTTATATTCTGTACCATTGTCATAGTTAGGTGCGCCAATATAGATCGCACAGTTGTTTGAACAGATCGTCAGGCTGGTACCAAATGCCGCATTTGATTGGATAGCTTTTAATCCACCACTTAAACTATCTACACCAATTAATCGTTCTAGTAGTGCGAACTGATTAACTTCAATATATAACACGCGACCAATCGGGGGTGGAGTGATAAAACGTATCCTATTACTGCTTACTATGATATAGTTGTTTACTTCAACATTATCTAACAAGACCTTATAAACTAATGCTATGGAATTTTGTGTGATATAATCCTGACCACCAGATCCTGGGACGGCATCTATTACTGTGTTAAACGCTTCAATCACTCGATCGTATACGTAAACAGCTCCTGCACCAATTTTAAGTTCGCCGCCGGAGCCAACGATATTATCATTGGGTGTGCCAACTGCTAGTTGTGCGCCATCAAAACTGCTTGACAATGCAAAGCCAAATTGTGCTCCAATGTTGCTGGTTGGTAATGTTAATGTTTTTAACCATTGGTAATAAGGTTTTTGTTTAATGCTAATAGTACCAGTATCAAGTTTTTGCGGGTTTGCGATATTACCATTATTAACAAAATTAATTGTGGTTCCATTTAGATAATAATCAATGTTTGGAATAAATGTTTTAGTTCCTGTTGTAATTAACAACGAGCTAGGGTCGCCCACAGGACCAGTAACCGCCGGAGTAAATGATGTAACGGAAATATTACTGGTTACCGCATAGCTATTTGAAGTTAACGGATAAGCTGCCACATTAGACAAGAAGCTGCCGGTGGTAATACTGATATCGGTTGAATACACCGTTGTTACATTGCCAACAGTTATGCTTAAATTAGGTGCATAAACAAAATTAGTTAAATTATCAACCTGATAGGTGCTGGCATTCTCAACCCAGGTAATCCTAGCAGTAGCACCAGTTATCGCCTGTGTAATTATATCACCAACGTTGGCTGTGGTACCTAATGCTGAACTCAGTGTCAGTGTATATAAACTGTTAATAGATGTGATCTGTTCTTCAACAGGGATAAATCTATTCAATCCGTAGACATGCACATTACCTGATGATACAGCAGCATTACCGGGAGCCCCGACATATAACCAATCGCCTGTTTGACTGAATGCTAGGCTGTAGCCAAATTTCCTTCTGAAACCTATGTTGCCTACTAAAATTTGACTGCGATTAAAGGCTGTGGCAAATTCTGATTTATTGTAGATATAAACATAACCAACATTACCATAACTTGCAGGTGCGCCAACAGCTAATACGCTGTTTGATGCTGGATCAATACCTATTTCTACTGCATGACCAAATGCATGAGTGTTTGCGCTCAATGGACTGATGCTGAAGCTTTCTTGGAACACTCCAGCATAATCTCTTAGGAACGTATTAACTATGCCAACGTTGCTATTAGCGTTGGGGCTACCAGTAACAACTATCAGTCCATCGGCGGACATCTTAACGCTAGAGCCGTAACCATCGTTGGTCGCATATTCACCTATGTTTTTGGTTAGCTGTTGATCTACTGTCCACGGTGCTTGTTTTTCATAGACTTTCCAGGTATTAGTAGGGCTATAAGGTTGTCCTTGAACTGGTGTTGTTTCTGCATCATCATCGATCCAGATCTTGTCACCCACTTTCCATCCATTTGGTGGATTTAATAGTCCATAGATACGTGCATCTTCCATGTATAGAAAACGCATACTATCCATGCGGAATAATATACCTTGACCCTCTTCTGTGGTTAGATTTGATAGATTAGCTGGATCACCTGCATAGTCTACTAGTATGCTAGTTTGACTAACAACTTTGAATACTTGATAAAATCCATTGAATCCATCAATGAAGTCTTTGACAAGGAACACGCTACCAACTACAAACTTATGTGGTTTTTCTGTGGTAAATGTCACACGATTGTTTAATGAGTTTGCGATACCGATAACAAAATTATTAGTTTCTGTTACGCGATAAACGTTCCAATCTTGGCTAAAGTCTTTAGCACACCATATGATATATCCACTACCCATGTTGGCAATTTGTCCATCTAGATCAACATAATTAGCGAGATCGTAGATAGTTGTATCTATATCATCAATGTTAACGTATCCTGCTGTAGGTATATCATTGTCATAATCACTAGATGCTGATCGATTGAGAGCAATATTACCCGTATAGATTCCATCTGATTTGTACAGTTGTGATTTATTAAATACCGTAATGCCGTCTGCCAGATTATTATCTGCTTCACCTACGAATTGTGCAATACTTGGATTAACACCAAACGCACTTTCATTTAACGGAATTTCTATAAATGGATTAGTATCTAATGCGCCATACTCGCCAACACGCATAGCCCATTCTTCATAGAAGTTGATATCACTGCTTAGATTATTAAACGTTGCTTTGAGCATCTGATTAACAGCATTAGCAGTGCCTTTCTGTGCGATGAACCCTTTGTAGAATTCTATCTGTGTAGTTTCAGTTACACCGAGATCGCTGAGATATCGTCTAGGTTTAAACCCAATTAGTGCATGGCTATAATTTATCTGATCTTGATCTTTAACCTTAGCATATGAATCATAATATCCTTGGCTCTGCACTGCTAGCGTTGAGAAATTTGATAGCAGTCCTTTTTGTATCTGATTTTGGTCAATCTGTTGCCAGTATTGGAATTCAAATGTGTTGCTAGCCACTACATCTTGTAATGCTGTATAATATTGACTCTTATATTTTACTAGGTCGCCTTTGAGATAATCTTTACCTTGTCTCCAATCATTGACAACTCCATTGAAGTATACAAAACCTGGAGCAGTGAGACTACCATCCCAGGCGCCAGTTTTTTGACCAATTAGTTTTAATCTATATTGTCTATTGCCGCTTTCTGGTTGATAGATAACATCATTAAACACCGTAGTGTTGTCAAAGATTAGTGCGTGTTCATACTGGACTAAATCTACTTCTACATAGGCGATCACTGATGCAGCATCTGTTAAGGATAATTTGAAACTGCTAGGTGTTCTAAGAACACTATAGTTATTATTCCTAACTAGATTAAAGTTTTGGTCTAAGACTTTGCTACCATATTGGCTGTCATCCAGACCATCGGTGATAGCACCTATTGTTATAGCATTTAATGTTTCTGCTACCGGACTTAATACGATAATACTGCCAGAACGCCATCCTTGCTGTGCCCAGTATAAAAATTCTTTTACTGATAGTTTCCAGTTGCGCATTTCATTTAGCTGAGAATCCATATCAGTAAATGTCCAACCTTGCGATATTAGATAACGCTCATAGCCAACTAAGAAATCTGCAACCTGTTGCTGAGTGATAAATTCGTATCCATATGGAATATTAAGTTTTAGAGATTGATAATTATTATAAATTACCGCACTGCTGTTTAATACTGTAATCTTATAGGCGTTGCTATTGACTACACTAGGAATGATAGTAAAGAAACTATTGAATAGATCATATCCTCTGACAGTCCAACCATTATTAGTTTTCTCAACAATAACTGCACTATAGATTAATTTGTCTACAGGAATAGGATTTTCGTTTAAGAAAATACTATAGTTTTCGTTAGGTAACAAGATGCTGTCATTGGTGCTAGTAGGGCTAACTTGTTCTGCTAGAATCTCCAGATATTTTTGATCAGTAAATCCAGCTGCTTTATAGGCTAGATTAACTTGATATTTTTTTAACAACGGTAAGATATACGTTGAAGGACTTATACCCTGGCTGATTAGATAATCCGCTATCCAATTGATATAACCAGCACCTCTATATATCGTTCCAGCTGTAGTATCACCGTTAAAATTAATCGAATCTTGAGTAAGATGGTGATTATTAATGCGTGTTAGGTATTGTTCAGATCCTGTTATATTGCCTGCTGAATCTTCGTCAAGGGTATATAATAAATTGATATAGGTATAGTTATAGGTGTCAATCAATGATCCAAAATATTTCGCTGGTTTACTTAGAGCCAATGCCTGTTGAACAGCATAAGGAAACTCACTGCTCAATCGCCAAGCAAATTCTGTAGGACCGTATTGTCCTATTGACCAAGCGCCAGCCGCACGTTTGCTATTAAAGGATCTTGTCAATACCTGATTTGGTGCTAGTAGATTACCATTTTCATCTACAGGAATAACTGTTGACAATCCTGGACGAGCATAATTAGTATCTATACCTGCGCGATCACCGTAACGGATCAGACCTGCTTCTAGATCGTCCCATAGGAGTTTATTGCCGCCAGTGTATGGTCCCGGACCATAGAATCCTTCCCACCAGTCTGGTTTAGCTGCAAACCCTAACATTTCCCACGGCATGATATGTGGGCGGAATGTATCATAGAAGTATTGATAACAAGCACGCCAGCTACCTTGTAGTTGTTCGCCATTGATTACATCTGTGCTGCCTGCGTAGTTCCAAGTAAATGGGTCATTGGGGTCAAATGTGTCGTTGGTGCTGAAATCTAATTTATTATTACCGATCCAGTTTAAGAAGTAGATAGATATCAGCTGATTAATATCACCTATTAGATAATCGCTGGTGCGGAACTTACCAGGTACCACAGTAAAGATATCACCAAACGTACCAATCAATGATAATTTAATATTATTGTAGATACGTAGTTCTAATTCAAGCAAGAAGTCATCGCGGAAGTCGCCAAACGCCGGAGTAATACTACCGTCATGACCCTGGATTACTGTAGTTGGTGTCCTATAGGTATCATCTAAGAATGTTTTAGGAACAAAGCTAGGCCATAATCCTAACTTAGTTGGTGTTTCTGGAATATAGTTACCATCGGTATTGCTATATTCTACTATCTTGATAATATCATCAACTTCGAGACCAATTTGAAAATCTATAGATGGAGTGGTGCTATTGAATGTATAGTCAACGCCTTTAACTAACTGCACACCATTGCGATAAACTAAAACTGCTTGATTGCTGAGTTCTGTATCATTAAATATATTTGTTATTTCATAGTTGGTCTTTAATGGATCAAATACTAAAAATCCATCTACACCAGCCTGTTGGCTCACGATAGTTTTTAACGGACCATATGGTACCATATCGCTGTAGAACCATGGAAAATTTTTATTCTTAACAGAATTAATTTTAGTTAAAATTAAATCAACACTGGATACAGGATCTGTTGGATCAATACCAGTTAGCGTTGTGCTAAGTTCAAGGAACTTGTTCTTAAATTTAGTATATTCTTGCTGTGCGTAACGTAGGCTGTTGACAAAGTTTGCTGTCTTATCTATCAAAAATAGACTCGCATAAGGAGTTGGACTGCTATGCTGTAATATAGTTCCGCCCTGTTGTTTGATATCAATGTCACGTAGATTACTCTGTGCTAGGATATTACCGTCAAGGATAGTGCTGTTCTGACCTAAGGCTATTAAATGGTTTCGCAGTTGTCCTAGTGTCAGGGTATTAATGTCAGCGTTCTGAGCATTTAAATCTAAGTTCTGTGGTACTTGATAGAAACCAAGTTTACTAATCTCTAAACTGTAGACCAGTATGTCAATCTGATCTCCAACAGTTAATGTAGTAGATAGAGTAACGGCATTGTTGGCTAATGTCCATTGTGTTGGTTGTATATACTGGAAGTTTTGGAATACTTTAGTATAAGGTATTGTGGACTCTACTTCAGGAACAACGTCGATGGTAAATGGATTATTAGTACCATCATAAACATAACTGATCTGTTGATATTGCTTGCTATGTTCAGGTACAGTTAACCAAGTATTTTTAGGTTGTAGTATTTCAGCATTGATTATTTTTTGTAAGTATCCAAGATTAATCAATACATCTGACAGAATAGTGTCAGATTCACTTGCATAGCTAAACGTATCAGTGTTGAAATAATTTTGGAAATTAATATCGCCCTGAGTTTGGAAATTTTTATAGCTTAGATAGAAGTCTGTAACAGGATTATTGTTACTGTCGTAGATCGTAGGTATGATACCTCTCGACAAGACTGGATCAGCAGTGCCGCTAGTAGCTCTGACATAACCAAATAATTGTGTACCGGTAAATGTACTTCTGGTATAGGTAGAAAAACTCTTGCCCGTAGGATCTAACACATCAAACAGTGGTGGTTGTTGTAGTGCTGTTTTAGCCTGGCTTTCGTTCCAGGTAACACCATCATACCACCATTGGCTGCCTTTGTATTTGCCTAGTTTAACTACTGTAGTAGAGTAAGATATGATATCTCCGTCTTCAGCTAAGGTCAATTCAATATGCTTGTCGCCTGTTGGCAAGCCTTGATCATCGACTTCATACTGGACTAAATTTAACACATAGATTTTATTACGAACCAATGGGTCATTATCAACTCCAAATATCACACGCATACCGTCAAACAATGTTATACCAAATGCTGTTGGATACGTTTTACCTTGTAGTTCAGTAAAGGCGTTCTGCGTGTCAGTATCTAAGATATCGATTGGTGCAAGACCAATGCGACCTTCGTTGATTAATTGCAGATCACAGTCAAACTGCACGATAGGTCTCTGTGCTCGACTGGTTTGATCAAATACTGGTGTTACTTGATTATAATTTGCAGTAGCCAGTAGAACATCAATGTGGAACCAACGATTATTACGTGACCAAGCATTGCGATCAATACTGCCGCGATTGATAGTGATGTAGTCAGGGAATATATCAGTTGGGTAATTTAATATTAATTCGTCGTTATATAATTCCGGAGTGATCAGCTCATCAACAGGCACTAATCTAATACCACCATTGAATTGGTTAGTATCGCCAACTTGTTCAACATAGAACTGACGATTTTGATAGTAAGCAGGTGATACATCATCCCCAAACTGTACTTTTAATCCTGATGTAAATTCAACTCCATTGGGGCTAGTATAATTTAGTTGTCCTAGAATGTCTGTGTCAATATCGATAGTCCAGGCATTATATTCTACTATCTTAGTATTTGTATAGATATCGCTGCGGATTCCGTCTTGTATCCATAGATTATTCAATTGACAACTGATCAATGGTACTTGTTTAAGGAATCCGTCGTAGTCTTTATAGTATTCTTTATTAGCATTAGCGACACCAAATCGTATATAGACTTTTTCATCAAAGTTGACCGCTTGTTCAAATATTATTCGAACCACCGGATCTGGTGATCCGTCTGCATTAGTGATTCCAGCATTAACATACACCACGCGGAATACCCCATAGCGTTCTGCTTCTGGAACCACATAGCCGGCATTAAATCCCGGAGCATTGAATGTATATGTTCCTGACGCTGTGGTAGTAAGATTAGCACTGAGTGTTACATTAGCATTTGCTGAGTCAACACTAATAATAGTAGTTCCGCTAGGAATGCCTGTACCAGATACTTCTAAATTAGCTATCAACTTAGCTGCAGAACTTAATGTGATAACGTTTGTTCCAGATGTTCCAGAGACTGCTGTTGGAGTTGATACAACGACATTACCATAGGTCCATGCTTCTTCACCAACGTTGGTCGCTTGTTGGACATTGACGAATACTAGGTGTTTGCCGTTAAGCTGACCTGTAATACCACCATACTGTGGATAATTATTTAAAAATGTTGACAGTAATTGATTATTAAAACTGCTGAATGGCAATGTATTAAATGGAGTAGCATAGTCTACTGAATAGACCACCGGCATAGCGATAAATCTATCCTGTGCTGTTGCTGACGGCACACGGAATGTCACCGTGCCGCTGTCTATTCCGTTATTTTCTACTCCCAACACGTCTCGACTGCTCAGAGTAGGAGTCGCAGATACTACCCCGTCGACCCCCAATTCCGTTTGTATCCAAAACGGATATCCTGGTTGATCTACTACAAATCTATAAACTCCACCGCGAGCTAGAATAATACTATTGTCAATCACACCATTATTGGTATATATGTAACGACCATTGGCAGCATCACGTGTTACTACGTAGGTAATGTCTAAGTCTAACCCATTAGTTGAAACTTCCACAGGATTAGGACCGCCAGGCAACCAATAGTATTGACTAAAGTTAACGAACTTATCAAAGCTGACATGCGGATCAAATGTATAATATTCTTGTTCGAATAGACGACTATGATCTGTAGTGATACCACCGTAGTAACTGATCTTATCTAAGAGATCAACATAGGTAGCAAAGAATGTGATATTCAGTTGATTGTCTTTGATGACCACACTAGGTTCAAGTTGATAGTTTTGACGATCAGCAGTAGATTCTAAAACATAGCTATCGGTACTCTTGTAAGTAGGTGCAAATCTACGACCAATATATCCATACAAGGTTGTAAAATTTGGATCTGATACCAGCTGATCCATAGTCGCTGACAGGAATTTCTGATTCGTATCGGATCTAAAGGTAGTTGGTAAAAAATTATAGGTTTTTCTTTCAGCCATTATGTTCCCAATTAAGCAGTAATAAGTGCACCAGTTTGATTAATCTGTGCGGCAGTGATAGCACTGATGATCTTAACATCATTTACTGTCGCTGCACTGGTAATGATTTCATTAATTTCACAATTGACCTGCATCAAGCTACCAAATACGCTGGCTTCGTTGGCCGGCACTATAACGATACTAGAAATATTTGGAACTAATTGTACATGTAGGTATGCTGCGAGTTCACTGAAATAGAAAGTTTCTCCAAAGTCCCAATTTTCTACAGCAAAATAACTATTAATGGCAGAGATCACTGATGTTTGTATTTCGTTATCGCTGATAACCACATTAGGATTTTTAACCACTTTAAACTGTGCCTGTAGTGTAGGATCGGCTTTGGCGCCAAATAGTGGTTTAAACTGTGCTGGATTATAGATGATCGTATCACTAACTGTCTTATAGTCATCTAATGTGCTGTAGTTAGTTTCTAATTCTTCGCTGGTTGGTAAACTAGGCTGTGCGATAGTTCCGGTAATATCCTGCACCCAGGCGGAATAATCAATGCTGTATTGTTGTGTGAGGATATATAAGTCGATGATATTATTTGGGCTTGGGTCAATACGTCGATTATTTGGACTGTTGTGACGATATTGGAAATACATATCTTGGCGACCTAATTTAGCCACATAACCTGTAACAGCATTTAATATATAAGTTGCACCGCTGATGGTCAATTGATAGAATGTATCAGTGGGGGCAATATAAAATAACTGTCCATTTTGATACAGAGTAGCTGCTACCTGTGCATCGCGCAGAGTAGCGTATTGTGATACTACAGTATTATTATCAACTGGAGTTTCCGTTACAAAATTATCGTAACCAGTAGTTGATTGGAAATAGACATACTTGTTAGTGGTATCTACATTAGGATTTACTAGTAATTCAAACAATTCAGGATTATCCGGAATACCGTCGTTGTCGGTATCACTGAATGTCACTAAGATCCTATTGGTATCTATATACCCATCAACTTCGGTAATACTCTTGTAGATATTCCAAATGTAGTCAAGTGCTAGTGGATTACTATTATCAGGTTGCGTATTAACTTTTAATACTTTGATCTGATCTTTAACTGTTAAGCCTGTTGACGCATCAAATATCTTAGTAGTGCCATCGTAGTAGAAGTTAGTTTCTTGCACACTTTCAAATATATAGTCAAGTCCGCGATAGCTGACTGTATAGGTTTTACCAACTGTTTGGAATGCGATAATCCAACTACTATCACGTGCATTTCCGCTAGTATCGCCCGCATAGGTTAAACTAAATTCATCTGTAGTATTAAGATCTTGTGGTGCTATGATCGTCCATGCTGATGTGTCTACATCGTAACGTAGACCAAAATTAGCAAAGGCCTGTATATAACCTACCATAGCTGAAACCAATGCTGTTGGAAAATCAACGTTAAACACAGCAAACACGCGATCAGCTTCTGCTGTTTCTGCTGCCGGAATAATCTGATTTATAGTCACTGGGCCTTCACCATTTGACAAGTTGCCTTGACCACCATTGGTCCCATCTCCTACCACTAGTTCGATGGCTGCATAGACATAATATTTGTCGCCCGGATTGCGGGGCGTTCCTGTCTTTATACGATTCTGTGAATCAAAGTAATTGCCTGTGCCAGCGGAAAATTTAACGATTGAACTCTGTTGTATATATTTGTTAGTGCTGGTTACTGCTGAACCAATTTGTAGTATCTTACCTTGGCTATCTTGGAAAAATCCTGTGCAACCGTTGGCAATTATAGTTGATGTATGCCAGTAAATATCAGTTAGATCTAACAGTGGATAGTGTGCATAGAAAAACTGTAGAGTTTCGGGAGATTGTGCTATTGGTGCTATGCGATCATAGATCACACGATAGATGTCATTGGTAGTAAAATAATCAAAACTAAAAGTATTAGTGGTATTATCTCTATATAAAATACCATCTTGGGCAAAAATGTTAGTGCTGGAATATTTTCCAGTAACATCAATAACATCTAGATAACGACTGATACCTGAGCTGGTTCTATTAACTGCTTTGACTTTTAACACGTCAGTAAACAATGTATAAGGTAAGATATTATAATCTTCACCGGTGACCATACGATTCTGAGTATAGAATTGCTGTGGTGCTTTTTGTTTAACTGAATCTAAACTTTCTCTAGTAGTAGCATTAGCTACTGTGTATTGTAAGCTAGCCGTGATGGTAATAGTTTCAACTCGACCAGTGGCACTTACATAATTAATTGGTATTACTACACCTTGCATTTCGTCGGGAGTAATTTTATATTGTAGTCCATTGCTGACACGATAGTATATACGGAAGTTGCCTTGCGGAATATTTGCAAATGACCCGTCACCAAAGATCAAATCAATTTGATCGCCTGCTCGGCTATTGACTTGATAGATGTTTTTGTTTAAAGTAGCATTATAGATAACATTAGTGTTGGCTACTGCTGGAACTTTTTCCCATAGGGTATCCAAGTTGCCATTACTATCTAAACTATATAACCAAACATCTGTATTATTGATATTATTAGCATTAACTCCATATACCCTATTAGGAATACTCTCAGCAAGATTAAAATCTAAGCTCTTTAATTCACCTTGTTTAAAATATAAGAAATAACCTGTATTAGAACTACCGTTACCTAAATTGTCATTTTTATATAGAAAATTAAACGGAGCATTTAGTTTAGGATCAGCTTCGTAGATATATGTCTTACCTGAACTGGTAGGACTGATCATCTCAAATGCCATTTGAGACCCAGCTACTGTAGATTTAAAACTATAGGTAGATAGTATATTAGGCACCAGATTGATCTGATATTCTTCATTGGTAATACCATTGATTATTTGACTGTATGCTGGTTTGCTGACTGCTTGATTATTGACTAAACTAGCATTGATTATCAGAGTCATCTGTTCTAACCAATTGCTATTACCTGCATCTGCCCAGTTGATCACCAGACCACTTAGATTAAGTCCGTTGCTGTCATAGACATTTTCTGTAGTGCTAACGCTGTTAAACTTTAAGAAGCCTTGGCTAGTGACATTACGTTTTGGGTTATAGCTGATCAAACGTGCAAGTTTAAGGATACTGTCGCGACGCTGTGCAGTATCAATGAAATTTTCACGGGCATTTAGATCGGCGCGGAATGCTAGGCTTTGACCTAGGAACGCGATCATATCGATCAGGGCGATAAACTCACTGGATTCAATAAAGTCATTGAAATCTTCAGGATAATATAACTGTAGATAGCTGACCATGCTAGCACGAAGTGTTTCGTAGTCATAGCTTTGGAAGTCAGCATTGCGGAATGATTGATATAGCTTAGTCCAATCTTCCGCAACTAGTAAAGTGGTTTGTCTTGTGGTGGTTGCCATGCTATTTCCCTGTTATATAGTATTTATCAGGAAAATAAACTGTGTAGTTAATTACTGTGCTGTAAGAGTATTTGTGGCGTTGTTGAAGTTCATCAACATGAGATTAACTTGATTAGTTGGAACATATCGTAGTTGCAGCTCTATCTGTATGCCTTGATCATACTCTGTGATAACGATATTGTCAAAGCTAACACGTGGATCATAGCTGGCGATAGCTTTAACATCCTGTGCGATCACGCTTTTTAGATCTTCAGTAAAGGGTTCATGCAATACATTCCAGATGATAGTGCCAAAATTTGGACGCATTAACTTTTCACCTTTGCGTATATTGAAGTGATTGATAATATCCTGCTTGATCAGGTCAAAATCAGTCAGGCGGAAGTTTCTGCTAGGTGCTAGAGTGCTAAATCCTTTATATGTATTGGCCATGTAAATATTTATCCTTGATTTACAGCCTGGACCTGCCCAGCTAATACTGAGGCTGCATACTTGCCTTGATTAAATATATCTGCTCCTGTGCCTTGACCTTCCCTAAAGTTTTTAGCCGCATTAACTCCGACATCATGTGCCAAGGCTAACATACCCGCTACATCTTCAGGCGGTTGTTCTTCTGAGATTGCACCACTGGCGACCATAGCAGTATAGTTATTATTGGTCAGTTCTTCCATGATAGATTCTTGTTCGGGTCCGTTATCTAATAATGCATCAACTGAGTCTATACCATTCTTTCCAATCCAACTGTTGGGATTTTGTAAATCTTCATTGCTAGCCACTGTGCTTTTTACGTAGCCGCCATCTATTAATGCTTGATAATCAATCTGGTATTTGCCTACTGCGCCTGTATCGGCATCAACTGATGTATAATCATTGCCAGCACCTGCCTGTGCTAGTAAAGCTGTGGTTTGGTCTTGGCTTAGTGTACCTACCGGTGCACTGGCCGCGGGTTGATTTCTCAGGTCTTTTAAGGTTGCGGGATTTTGCACTCCTATTTCACCCGCATTTTTAGTAGCATCAATGGCGCCTTTGTAAGGTTTTGGTTGTATGCCCGGGCTAGTTGGTTTATAGAATACTCCGTTATAGCCACGTGAGTATGGTTCGTGTGTTGGCGCTACTGTTACTATGGTGCTCAAAGCATTAGGAACAACACGCCAAACACCGTTGGTATTTAATCCTGCACTGGGTAAGCTGTTTACCTGTAAAGGATCTACTCCTTTGACTGCGGTAGACGCACCGCTGTTCTGGTAGATGCCGCTGGCATCTACAGCAAACTTAGCAGCGGCCTTTAAAGACATTGCCGCAGAGGATTCTACATTAAACGCCGCACCTGATTTAAATTCGGTCAATCCAGACGATTCTACTTTTAGTGTTCCTGTTAGTAATTCTGTTTTGGTAGTTTCTAACTTGATTTTTGATCCGGATTTCATATTAATACTACCACCGGCATTGATATTAATATTAGTGTCACTGTGTAGATTCAGTGTGCCTTCACTGCGGACATTAAATGATCCTGATGCATAAGCACTGATACTGCCACTAGGTCCTAGTTCAATCCAACTACCACCATCTGCGTGTGCGATATAGATAGTTTTATTGGTATCGTGCATTAATATCTGATGACCGTTAGCAGTGCGAAGTCTGACCAATTGATCTTCACCTAGAGCCGCACCATCATCCATGACAAATACATGCCCACCTTTGCGTGATTTAATTTTTAGATATTTAGGATCAATTTTACCTGCAGACAGCTCTGATGTATATTTGTCTTTAGATTCTTTAGTGTCTGCTGGATCATCTAGTGGGCGGCCCGGTGTGCTGATACCAAATACCTGGCTTGGACTTTCACGTTGGCTTGAACTAGATATAGCACCGCGAGTAGTATCTTGATCTAGTCCCTGTTTGCGTAGGATATTATACTGTATCACATGCACAGGTTTATTGTTTAGATAAAATGATGTGTTGGTAAAATCTTTAGTGTATTCATTAAATTCAACTACTGGAACGATGTCGCCTTTGGCATATGATTTACGTTGATCAGCAGTCAGACTAGTAACGTCTACATTTTGTGTACCTGCGATACCTGGCAACATGAAATGGCTAAGATTACTATTAACACAACCAATAAAATATCCACGTAATGGATCGCCTGCAATGAATATAACGATAACTTCTACACCAATGTCGGGTGGCACCATCCACATACCATAGGTATGGCTCACCCTAGTAAAACTATTATCTGGGCTAGGGGAATCTGTTTGTGATTGGACTTGGCTGGTATAGCCCATATAAGGACTGCTATAGCTAACCGTGCGCCAATTGTTTGGGTCGTCTGCTGGGCCACCTAGGTCGGGAATATATACCTGTAATCTTCCTGACAAGGTTGGATCAAGATTATTTTTAACGATGCCTACGTATGGGTAGGGATCGACACGAGTGCCTGGGGCGTCTTCACGTCTTGCTGATTTAACTACCTTACTACCTATCCTATCATTGGTTGCCATTTGTATTTCCTTTGATTATTGCACCGCGGCCTCACCTGGCACTCTATTACCCCTAGCAGATATTGGAGTAAAGTTTGGTGCTATGGCCTGCGGTTCTGTTTGAGCAGTTATAGTTTCCTCTGGTGCAGTTTCATTTACTATACGCAGATCCTGTGCGTTCTGTGTTAATAATGGCGGTACTGTATTGACTGCTTCCGCCGCAGGTTGGTCTTGGCCAGGTGTTTGATTAGTTGCTGTATCACTTGCATCAGCCGTGGTTCGAGGAGCTGTACCACTTTGTAATAACCCAGGAATGATTGGTGGGGTTTGCGTAATACCTAGTTTACCCGGAAATGAATCTGGATTAGATTCTTGTCGTTGTGTTCTTTCTGTTCCGTCGGTATTTTGTAATTCAGTATAGTCAAATGCAGCTTGTCGAGGTAAGCGGGCCAATTCTAATTCTTGCGTAAATTGTCCATTTTGAAAATTGCTAGTAACTTGTATAACTCGATATAGGCCGCTGAATAAACTATTTTTATAATTAGAATCAAATTCCATTAATCCCGTCGATTCGTCGATGTCAACAGGAGTGCGGAATAATACCTGTGCATATAATTCTCCGTTATCCATTACCAAACTACTGTTATTTGGTAATAGTCTTTCGTCGGATGTAGGTTTGGTTGGAGTAGCAGTGATACTAGTCAATGGTGTTCTATAGAATATATCATCTTGTTTGATAAAATCTGGATCTCCTAGGATCTTTAATTTTAAAACCATCATATCACCTAGGGTATTGGTCATGATACTATCAGCTAAATCAACAGCTGCAACTTGTTTTGTATCGCTTGCTCCGCCAGTGGCACTGGCAGTAGAATTCTGTACCACAGGATGTAGGATTGATGGCATGACTGCATTAGGTTCCATTGATGCATCACCGCCACCGTAATTTGGGAAATTTTGTGTTTGTTTGGCAACAGCATTGCTGTCAGCTGTGGGATTAAGTTCTGCCAGGCTATTCCTGTAGGCTGTGACTTGATTAAAGTATAGGGCGTTAAAGTTAATATCAAAATCAAATACATCATCATTCTTACCAGTGTAGATATAGTTATAATTTTTACAAGGACTTAATTGCACCCCTTGTGGAGCTATGTCGAGGCGCACATTGAAAATCTTATATGGTGTTATCCTATATGTTATTTCTCTAGCAAAAACACCTCTAATTTTATCAAATGTTCGTAATCTAACAATTGGTACAATCTTAAACCAATTTAATGGCTCTTCAGCCATTTGTTTTCTTTTTTGATCGTAATCAGGGTCTTCAGGTAGGATCAATTGATTTTGTATATAATCGCTGTTACGTATCACATATTCTAATAATTTTTCAATAGTCGTACCATAGTTTACTTGGAATACGATCTTGCTAGGATCATATATTGCCTGTTGTTCACCTGCGGCTTGTCTTTTTATATTTACGAAGTCATTGGGTGTTCTGGCATCTTGCATTCTGGTTCGTTTAGGAGTAACTGTATCTGCGTGGGTAAAAAGACTTTTACCAATGATATCATCAAATTCAAATCTATAAACATCGTTCTCACTTACTTTACCGTAGGATTTTAACTTTTCACACCATTCATTGATAGCAGTGCCATAGCTCTTAACACGTGTATAGGTAGTATTACTAGCAGTGCCAAGGAAGTTTGGGCCTTGATTATACTGTTCTGTTATAGCACGTTCGCCAGGCACTTGATTGCCGGCAAATGGTACAGTGTCAGCGGCTGTGCCTTCGATTGATTGGAAAAATTCAGATACAGATCCGGCTACTACTTCAAAATTGGCCGGGGTAGTTACGGTATTTTTATCGTATGCTGAATGGTTGTATGCCGCGGCAGTTATTCTATATTCTGCACCTTTACCACTGACCTTTACATCAAATTTAGTAAGTTTAATGGGTATGCGTTTGCGTAATTCTTCAACTGAGCCAACGATCTTACCGGCATCATCTATGGTAAAGAAATCTATCTGTAGTAGATATGGCATCATTGTATAGCTTTCACTTTTAATAGCTTTGGCCGCTTTGATTATGCGTTCAATTAGTGTAAACCCGTAAGGTTCAATAATAGTAAATGATGTTTCTATAGCATTAGTATTTCTACTAGTATTATTTGGTGCTATGGTTGTTAGTAAATTAAGATTTTCAAAATAGAAATCTTTGTCAAAGAATTCACTGCGTGGAAACGTATCCGGGCTATACCGCCCAGCACTGGCTATCAATACACGCTTGGGTGTATAGGTCTGTGTGTTGACCATGTCGTTGTATTCATCTTCTGTTAATAGATGAAGACTTAGGCCATAGATATAGCTAGGATATTGATGTAATCTATTGGGAATTGGATATAATATGCCGAGACGTTTTGCAGTAACAACATTATCTTCACCTACGGCAACATCTGTAGGCGCCTGTATGTTAGGATCACCAGGTCCTGCTCCTACTAGAGCATTAGCATTATTAATACGTTTTTGTAGATCTGTGCCTTCACTGCGTTCATAGTATTTGTCCACTACCGTGGCGGCATCAGCCGCATTGGTAGTGGCTTTAAGTTTAGTTCCGGCTGATTTTTCGGTTCCCTGGGTTAATTCATAGTTTACAAAATCTAATTGCTCTTCTAAGGTTCCTTGGCTTACTGGTTTGCCATAACGTTGTTCAAAATTAGTCTGCCTAGGCCCTCGCCATTGTGCGATACCCGCAGCACCTTTGCCACCTCCTGCAGCATTAAATGCCTTAGGATTGATTTGTGATTCTGTTTGTAAGTTACCGACGATGCCTGCGGCCTGTGCTGGAGTCCATCCTTTGCTTTCAAAGAATCGTAAAGCGGTTTGACTTGATTGACTAATAGCCATCTACTATAGTCCCAATGCGTTGGTTAGATTCTGTTTCTGTGGCACGTAGATCGTAACACCGGGTTGGAAATCAAATATGGGATCTTGGATGACATTTGGATTGCGAACTGCAAATACCCACCATAGAGCACTGTCACCATACAAGTCATAGGCTAATAGATCAGGACGATTCTTGTAGATAGCATCGATTTCATAAGCTACATCACCTGCGTCAATCGGAACTGCTGGAATATTAGCCACATCTAAAAAGAAACCATAGACGTCAGTGTTGGCATAGGGACTGGTCCTTGAATAAGTGATTGCCATTAGATAAATCCTCCAAATCCTTTGTCGTTGTCTGCTAGTAATCCACCTGAGGCAAATTTACTTAAATCAAAGCGTTCATGTATGTTTTTGCGACTGTAAATTGGTTTGAGTGTAACAGCTAAGGTACTGACTGCCGGCACACGAGTTGTTGTTGTGATAGTATTATATTGTAAATTGGGTGCCGATGTAGCTCTAGTGCCTTCTTTGCTGGACTGTAATAGGCTAGGAACATATTTTTGTTCTTCTTCACTCAGTTGAACGCTGCCAAAATTACTATTACCCGGCGTAGATTGGGTCTCAGACAGTGTGGTTTTGCTGATTGGTACTTGTATGTAATCTACCTCAGCTGGCATAGTGTGTTGGAATGTTGAGATTACACAGGGCACGTGGGGAAAGTAATGACTACCATATCCGTCTAAGAACACTATCGGTGGTGGATTACCCACGTTAGCACCTTGTCCAAAGAACATCTTGGTCGCTGCACGGAAAAAGTATATGGCCGCCATTAGATATTGTCCGTCTGCAGGACTTTGCACTGTAAATTCACCTGATACCTGTATGTCTGCCACTTCTGAATTGTTGTAAAAGTGTGCGGGATAATTACTATGTGTAAGGGCTGCTGAATTATAGTTGGCTTGATGTGTTACGCTGATCTGTGGGACATAGGGCCAAATAACACCGTTAGTTTCGATCAATGGATACATTAGTGCATTATCTAATATTGTTGGATCTTGATAGAATATATCAGCACCAGCAGCTAAACTTACACGGACACGCCAATCGTCTTCAGCGGCAGCAGTAGCACCACCAGACCCTGAAGCATTTTGGAATCCAATATTAGGTATAGATTTGGCTTGACTACTGGCTCCGCCAGGCAATAGCCCGCTGACAGCACTACGAGCTTTACTGGGATTCAGCAGATCAAACACAGTATTACTACCCGAAGCATGTCCTTTGTCGGACGTGTATCCTGGTAGGAAACTGTTTGACTGATTATAGATTCCAGATAATATAGACATAATTAAAATACCTCTTGTATCTTATATTTATAGGTATTATAATAGTAGTAGTTTAAAAGGAAAATTACATAATGAGAAAGGTCAACTACCTCAACAATAAAGACATTTTAAAAGAAATTGCAAAAAGCAAGCTGACTTATTGTAGTTTTATAGACGATAGTGTTAAAAGCTATGATATGATTGTCACAGGTGTAGATAAGATTACCAAAAAAGCCGTACAGGAAGCACGAAAATCTCGTGCAGAACGACTAGCTAAAGAAGCACAAGAAGTGGATTTATTAAATGGTGTTAAGAAAAAACTAGACGAATACTTAACTCCTACTAAAGATATTCCCGTAACAGATGTAGTTTTCCGTGTAATGACCTGGGAACATATACCAATTGACGAAGCAAAACAGAAAAAAGCTGATGCTAAAGCACAGGAAGAATATGATTCCGACGAAGATAACTTTGAAACAGAGTATGATGAACCTGTGGTAGTCAAAGGTGCAACCAAGTATACCAAAGTTAACTTTCCACCGTTCCAACATTTTAAAGTTGATGAGGCAGGCACACCTGTCTGCGTAGGCAAAAGTCATTGGAAGGGCGGAGTTGAAAAAGGTAAATTTTCAAAAGATCACGGTACCATGACAGGTAAACTAGCTCATATGTTTATCAAACTATGTGAGCGTTATGCTACAAGATCAAACTGGCGTGGTTATACCTATAACGATGAAATGCGTAGTCAAGCATTACTTCAACTAAGTCAAATTGGTCTACAATTTGATGAAGCAAAAAGTCAAAACCCATTTGCTTACTACACGGCAGCTATCACCAACAGTTTCACTCGTGTATTAAACATAGAAAAACGTAATCAAAATATCCGTGATGATATTTTAGAGATGAACAATTATTCACCAAGCTACACCCGTCAAGGCGATTGGGGTGCTGGTGGTGGGCACTACGAAGAATAATTGGCAACATAAGATTTGCACTTTAACGTTGACTCACGTATACTATAACTATGGCTAATCTATTCAAGAAAGCGGCTGTTCTGACTGACATCCATTTTGGATTAAAGTCAAACAGTGCCACACACAACGACGACTGTCTTAACTTTGTCAAATGGTTTATAGAAACCGCTAAAGCCGAAGGCTGTGATACCTGTTTCATGACAGGCGACTGGCATAACAATCGTGCGGCAATCAACATAGTCACACTGAATTACAGTCTTACTGCCCTAGAGTTATTGGGCAAGGCCTTTGATCGTGTGTTCTTTATTCCAGGTAATCACGATCTATACTATAGAGATAAACGTGACATACAATCAGCTGAGTGGGCCAGACATATACCAAACATTGAGATCATCAACGACTTCTACAAAGAAGGTGATGTCAGTATCGTTCCTTGGCTAGTTGGTGATGATCATAAGAAACTAGGTAAGATTTCGGCCAAGTATATGTTCGGACATTTAGAACTACCGCACTTCTATATGAATGCCATGGTTGCCATGCCAGACACTGGTGAGATCAAAGAAGGTGCGTTTAATGGTGTAGAAAAGGTATTCACCGGACATTTCCATAAACGTCAGACACGGGGCAACATTACCTATATGGGCAACTGTTTCCCGCATAATTATGCCGATGCTGGAGATGATGCACGTGGTATGATGGTATTAGAGTGGGGGCAAGAACCTGTGTTCCATACTTGGCCAGGACAACCTATGTATCGTGTGTTGAATCTCAGTGATGTATTACGAACACCAGAAGCACTGCTATTACCAAACATGCACTGTCGTGTCAATCTAGACATCGATATCAGTTACGAAGAAGCAACATTTATCAAAGAAACATTTGTTGGCACATATCAATTACGTGAACTGACATTACTACCAGTCAAGAATGCTGACATTGGGTCTGATATCATGCTGGGTAATATCAAATTTGAAAGTATCGACAGTATTGTAACTAGCCAATTGACCAATATCGCCAGCGATCATTATGATCCAAATTTACTTTTGGATATCTACAGACATCTATGATCATTAATCTGGACGAATATTTTTTAAAAGGTGATAAATGGTTACACGACGAATTAAAAAATCTTAAGCAAGTTATATTTCCAAAAGATTTTCAATTAATTGTTAATTATACTTCTGATTGTTATTATAATGATGAGTCTCCCGGTCTGGCTATTTCAAAACTACAAGAAATTTTAGCATTATTAGATTTTCCTAATTTTTTTGTTACTATTGTTACTACTAATACTCAGATAGAAAAAGATTTAGAAAAAGTTAAAGACCTATATTGTCCATACGAGTCTGCATTGACTAAAAAAATAATTGCGGGAGAATTTAAAAAAATATTGCTTTCCGGTAATACAACCTGTATATTGCCTTGGATACACTTGTATGTTAATTCTCAAGGATTGGTTGGCACGTGCTGTGACTTTAATAACGACTATCCTCTAGGAAAATTAACCGAAAACACCTTGGACCAAATTGCTAATTCTGATTACATGAAGACTGTAAGAAAACAAATGTTGACCGGATTGAGACCAAGTGTATGTTCTACCTGCTGGACTAAAGAAGATTCCGGATTACCATCAGCAAGACAAGGATTTAATCAGATATTTTCCCACCATTTAAGTTTAATAAATCAAACAGAAATCGACGGAGAATTTAAAAATTTTAAATTAAGATATTTGGATTTTCGTGCTAATAATATTTGTAATCTAAAATGTAGGATGTGTGGAGGTAAATTCAGCAGTAGGATCGCCAAAGAAGAGAATGATCTATACGGAAACTCAACTTTTATTGATCTTAAATTAACTTCTGCAGAGATCGATTCTACGCTATCCTACATCAGAGAAAATATCGACTATTTAGAACACATATATTTTGCCGGTGGCGAACCTTTAATCATGGAAGAACATTATAAAATATTAGATTTATTGATCGAAAATAATAAAACGGATATAAAAATAGCCTACAATACCAATCTAACTCAGCTGTCTTATAAGAAATATAACGTCACTAATTATTGGAAAAAATTCTCCGATATTACTGTAGGCGCTAGTATTGATCTGATAGGGCCGCAGGCGGAATACGTTCGATCAGGGACTGATTACAACGAGATCGAAAAAAATTATGACATTATAAAGACTCATGTAAAATTTACCATTACTAGTATCGTACATCTATGTAATATATTTAATTTACCTAAACTACAACAACATTGGATCGTTAATAAAAAACTGAATCCTAAAAATTTATCTTTCCGTGCATTGATCTACCCTGAAAATATGACTTTACAGATATTACCGTTAACATATAAAAAACTTGCTACAGAAAAAATAAATGATCATATCAACTGGTTATTATCTATCCCTAATTCAGAATCTCTTGTAGACACCTGGCAAAATGTGTTACAATATATGAATGCCAAAGATCAAAGCCATTTGTTATCAGATTTTTTCAGATTAAATGATGATAAGGATCGTATACGTAATGAACGATTTGAAGATGTATTTCCGGAATACCAAACCCTGAGATCATATGTTTAAAATAAAATATCTCACAGTTAAAAACTTTATGAGCGTGGGTAATAGCACCCAGGCTGTTAATTTTGACCGCAAAGACCTAACTTTAGTCCTAGGTGAAAACATTGACTTGGGTGGCGACGACACTGGTGCACGTAATGGTACAGGTAAGACTACTATTATCAACGCATTAAGTTATGCCTTATATGGCACAGCACTTACTAATATCCGTAAAGACAATCTAGTAAATAAAACCAATACCAAGGCCATGCTGGTCACTATTGACTTTGAAGTCAATGGCGTTGATTATAAGATTGAACGTGGACGTAAACCTAATGTGCTTAAATTCTACATAGGCGAACAAGAACAAGAAGCCAAAGACGACAACAGTCAAGGCGACAGCAGAGAAACGCAGCAAGAGATTGAACGTTTATTGGGCATGAGTCATGAGATGTTCAAGCACGTGGTGGCTCTGAATACATATACAGAACCATTCCTAGCATTAAAGCCAAACGATCAACGTGCTATAATTGAGCAACTGTTAGGTATTACCTTATTGAGTGAGAAAGCAGAAGCACTCAAAGAGCAGAGTAAGGCTACAAGGGACGCCATTCAACAGGAAGAAGCCAACATCAAGGCAGTGTCTGATGCTAATAAACGTATTGAAGAACAGATCGAAGCCACACAGCGTCGCCAGATGTTATGGTTAACTAAACGTCGAGATGATGTTGCTAAGTTACAGACAGCATTAGATGAATTACTTAAATTAGATATTGATGCAGAGATTCTAGCACACAAAGAGTTGTCTGTATATAATCAAAAGCGTAAGGACATCACAGATCTAGACAAAGCTATAGCACGCAGTGAGCAAGATTTATCTCGTGAAGTTAAAGGTATCGCTAACTTAACTGGCGACATCGCTACCTTACGTGAACATAAATGCAATACCTGTGGGCAGGATTTGCATGATAGCAAACATGAAGAACTATTAGCTATCAAAGAAAGCAAACTTAAAGATGCAGAGACACAGCAAGGAGTTCATGCTGGAGATTTAGAAGCATTGATCGCTGCCAAAGCAGAACTTGGTGAACTAGGATCTATGCCTAAAACATTCTACGACAATGAGGGTCTTGCTATCCAACACCGTAGCAGTATCGCCAGCATACAAGAACAGATCACCAGCAAGACTGCAGAAGAAGATCCCTACACTGAACAGATCGCAGATATGAAAACTACTGCACTTGCTGAGATCGATTATACTAAGATGAATGAACTTAGTCGCATCAAAGATCATCAAGAGTTCTTATACAAACTATTAACTAATAAAGATTCTTATATCCGTAAGAGAATCATCGATCAAAATCTGAGCTACTTGAACGCCAGACTGAGCCAATATCTTGACCGTATTGGCTTACCCCATACCGTGGTGTTTATGAATGACCTAAGTGTCAACATCACTGAACTAGGTAGAGAACTAGACTTTGACAATCTAAGTCGTGGAGAGCGTAATAGACTTATACTTTCATTGTCATGGAGTTTCCGTGATGTGTGGGAAAGTTTATATCAACCAATTAACTTATTATTCATCGACGAATTGATTGATTCGGGCATGGATGCCAGTGGCGTTGAGAACGCTATGGCTATCCTTAAGAAGATGTCTAGAGATTCACACAAATCAATTTGGCTAGTATCGCACAGAGATGAGCTAGGTGGTCGAGTTAACAATGTCTTAACTGTAGTAAAAGAAAATGGTTTTACCAGTTATAACACCGACGTTGATATCGCGTAATATATAATATATAAAGCAAGGAGAAAAATATGGCAGGCGGAGCAACAGTAAGAATTCATCCAAGTAAAAGACACAACCACCCATTACAATATAAAAGTGGTAAACCTAGATTAAGACCGTTAAATCTAACACAATTAACAGCATTAATTGATAAGACCCAACGCAAGAAAGATAAGGCAAAGATTAGTAAAGAAATCGCTAGGAAACAAGCAAGACAAGCAGTATAATTTTTATAAAGGAAAATAAAATGGCAATTCATGATGATATTTTAGCAGCAGTAGAACTATACAAAGCAGAATCAGAAAAGTTTGAAGGTAAGGGCGTTAAGGCTTCAGCGGCACGTGCTCGTGGCGCATTAGGTGATCTAGCTAAACTAGCTAAGGCTAGACGTGCAGAAATCCAAGAGAAGAAAAACGCACTAGGTTCTAAATAAATAACTCTATGTCATATGATTATCCTTGGACTTATCTTGGTAAAACTTTTGAGTCTGAGGATATCGGCGACAACTACGGTTTTATCTACAGAATAACAAATACTACAAATGGCTACGATTACATTGGCCGAAAATATTTTACTACCATCAAAAAGAGACCACCTCTAAAAGGCAAGAAAAACAAGCGCAGGGAAACAGTTGAAACTGATTGGAAAGACTATTGGGGTTCATCTGCTAGACTAGTTGAAGACATGGCTAGGCTAGGAAAAGACAAGTTTACACGTGAGATCATACATTTATGTAAAACTCGCGGTGAAACAAACTATATGGAAGCGTACTATCAATTTAAGGAAGGTGTGCTGTTGAATGAAAACAACTACAACGGTATCATACAACTTAAACTTGGTAAAGGCTCCGTAAAAGATCTAATAATAAAAGAATAATACAGTCAATGATGCAGATGTATTTCTGTGTCCTGAGGAGATGGTAGGTTATGCCTACTTGGAACGTGTAGAGAAGACTGCACACAGGACGACAAGGCAATCAATTAGGTGTAAAAACCAAATGATTCAGGCTCCGAAACAAACCGACCTGAGAGTTATTCATAGTTGGCTAACTACGGCTATGGATGCTACCGCCAGATAAATCTAGAGTAGGGAGTACAGGCTGACCGCTTCCGTGTATGTGATTACAATCTCTTTTAGTTAGTGTGCGAACAGGACTCAGATAAAGTCGATCGTTGCAATTTGCCTCGGATAGGTAAATTGTGACTGAAGGATCTAGATAAAGCATTAAGAACTTACATTAATCATAGTAAGAGTCAAAGTTATTAGAGTAGAAGGAAAAGCATGAGCGCAAGCGAAATGCAGATGTCGCAGACATCTTAAAACGGAGTCAATAAAAAAGCGTGAATATAAATGAATACTCACGCTTGCTTTAAACCAAAAAGAACTAAAGACTTATTTGTTCTTCCAAATTGAATACAATACCCATACTGCCACTAGACCAACTACACCTTCACCGCCTAATGCTTTGACGATTCCGGTAACGTTACCAATAACGTCTACAGCTGGTAGGAATGGGATGGCTGCTCCCTTGAATAATACTTCTAACACGATAAGCAGAGCTAGAACGCTGACTGCTGTATCTGACAAGGCACCTGCCCATTTCTTAATTGTTGCTAAGATATCCATTATCTGGACCTCCATAAAACCAACGCTGTGTTTCCACAGTGGGTAATCTATTTAGGCCAGTACTAAAACTTTAATAAAAGTGTTTAATGATTGATAAAAAGAGATACTTATAGCTTAGAAGTATGGCAGGCCTGATTTCTGTGTGGTTTCGATATGACCTTTGATTATCTTGTTGATTATTTCTCTATCAGATATACTTAACAGCATACCTTCTTCGTAACTGATTGAGCCACGCATGTGCCAACACATCTCGAGTATATCGCTGCGTATGGCTTTTGTCTCATTTTCAAACTGCTCGATCAGTTTTTCTATTTCGGAAATCTTTAGCGACAAAAGCCTTATGCGAAAAAATTGGCTTGGTCAAACTCTATAGCAGTTTCGTATTCAGTAGCACAATCTGCGTTGGTGCAAGTTACCTTGATAGGTTTGACTTTATTCCTATTCATGATATCCTGTATCTTATCTTTGATATCTGTATAAGTTTGTCGACTACAGTTATCTAAAAATTCACGTAACATCATTGGGTCAGTTACTGTTTTCCCTTCAACAGTGACGCTGTCAATACAGTCAACGATCATCGAAATATTAAGATCATTGATTTTTTTAAAACTTTCATCAAACATCTTTTTCTTTTCTTCATCTGCAATTTCGCTGTCTAAGATGTTATTGACTAAACGACGCTCTTCAAAGGTAGCTATGTTTATCTTATTAACATCTTTATAACTCTGTGGTTTAAACTTAAAGATCAAATTATCAATCAATGGTTGATCTGTGTAATCAGCTACTGATACATTTTCTAACACTGTGGTTAAGTTGATAGTATGTTCGTTAGCTTCACTGCACTTTGGACAAGTGGTATTGATATCCATGCCTGTGCCGTAACTGGCTAGGCGAATAGCGATAAAGATAGCGTCAAGGTCTACAGCCGGAATGCGCCAAGGATCTAAGATAGTGGGACAACAGCTACGGATAACGGCTGCCATACCTTCACCATTCATCAGTGCATCTGGTGTTTTCAGTGTTAGTTCATCTTTAACCGTCATTGGGTAGATAGGGATATCACCAGTTACAGAAAGTTGCAGGCTACCGTCGGGATAGAACCTACCTTGGCTAGGCAGTTTTAGATAAATTGCTGGCTGTCTAAAATGCTTAAACAGAGGGTTATTAGTAGGTTTTTCCATTGAATTTAATCCTTATAAATATACGTATATACAAGTAATATTTATTGGATAAAAACCCATGGCTGAAAAAATATCAATTGACATACCTGGCATCGGACAAGTTGAAGCTAACGGATTTTCTAGCGAAGAAACCCTGCAACGTATCGCTGCGGCACTTGAAAATTCTAATAAAGGTCTAGCCAAAGAGCAAAAAGACCAATCCAAAGCTACTAAAGATCTCACTAAAGATACTAAAGAATTTGCTACAGGTTTGGTAGCTGCAGGTGATAATGTTATCCAAAGTTTTAAAAATCTTGCTCTAACAGCTACATCTGTCGCTACTAAATTTTTTGCCAACTATGATCAAATAGCCAAAAACCCCATCAAAGCAGGAACTGACATATTAAACACTGCTGTGGATGTGACTACCGATTTTGTGGGCGGTCTCGCTAGTTCTGTTCCGGTCATTGGTGGTTTCCTTAAAGGTGTAGTAGATGCAACTGGTGCATTAGCTAAACTAGCCAATGAAGCACTGGCTAAACAACTTGACAAAAATGTTGAATCTCTTAAAGAATATGCTAAAACAGGCATAGGATTCGTCAACGGCATGAATGACATGCAACGGGTCGCTCAAGAAGCACAGATGCCTATGAAAGAGTTTAGTGAAGGTGTAACCAAAGCCAAAGCTAATCTAATGTTATTAGGAGTGTCTGGGGGTGAAGCAGCAGAAAAATTAGCTAAAAATCTAGGACAACTAAACAAAAAAGGTCCGGGTGGACTACCATCATTGCGTGAAGAAATATTTAAGATGGGCTTTAGCTATGAACAGCAGATCGATATAGCTGCTCAATACATGGGGCAAATGCAGGCAGCTGGTAAATTAGAAAAAATGAGCAAGGAAGAGCTTGCTAAAGGCACCAGAGACTATGCCAGAGATTTAAAAGTTGTTGCTGACTTCACAGGTAAAGATGCACAAGCAGTAAATGATCGAGCAAGAAAAGCTGGGCAGATTGCTATCCTTCAAACCACACTGAGCGAAAAACAAAATCAATCAATGCAGGGATATTACAAATCATTGGAAAGATTTGGCCCTAGAGCAGATAAAGCCCAACAGGCATTCCTACAAGGTATGATGGACATGGGTATTAATGTCGAAGGATTTACCCAAGGACCAATGAATGATGCCATAATGGAAATGGTTAAAGGTGCTAAATCGGGAACAATGGATATCAATCAGTCGATGTCGGCTGGTGCGGATGTCTTGGCTAGGAAGTTACCAGAAGCAAAAAAATATGCGTCTGACATCGGTCTCGGACCGCTTGCTGGAGTCGGTGGAGCGGCAACAGAATTGGCCGGAACCATCAATGATCTAATACAAGGTGGTGATCTACAGGTAGGAATGGTAGACAAGATGATGTCCGCCAATGAAAAACAAGCCACTATCCAAGACAAGTTAACCACTAGTTTAGCCAAAATGTACCATGAGGTCAATAGAGTAGCTGTGCGTTTAGAATCTGTGCTACAGAAAAATGTGCCAGGTGCAGCAGGCAGAACTGAAAAAGCCGCTGTAGGAGCATCAAAGGCAACAGAAAAAGCTGTTAATCTAATAGACAATCCATTTGGACAACCGGGTCCGGTGTCTGAAGAAGAAGCCCTACAAAACTTTATTAAAGGTGGCGGAAAGAAAGGCGGACAATATTTTTATAACGGGTTTATCAGAACCTATGCCAAAGGCGGAAAGATACCATCAGGTGACGCAGGTATAGTAGGTGAAGCCGGTCCTGAGATGGTTGTTGGCCCAGGCACAGTGGTTAACGCGGCCCAGATGCGTGAAAACTTTGCTAAAATGTTCGAAGAACAGACTAAGTTCCTAGTAAATGCAAAAAACCCATTTCGGACAGCGTTAGATGATGTAAATTGGACTCCTGGCGGTGATATGTCTGTGCCATATGATAAAGTTACCGGTAATGTGATTGAACCAAACCTCGTTAAAGATCTGTCAGACAAAGCCAAAGGTTGGGAAAATGCTGTTACTATGCTGTCGAAACAAAATACCCAAATGGCTGAGGGGATGAGAAAGTCAACTATGGGCGAAGATGGTATGCTGTCTCAAGAGTTCATATCATCTACAAACAAACAGCTATTAGAGACAATGCAACAGATGAGAGATGCTACAACGCAACAAGCTATGAGCATGGCAGAAATGCTCAAGGCAATGGGTGTTAGTAATAGTCATCTGGGTAAAGTAGCGATGAATACCAACTAAAATTAATTGGTTAAACGGTTGATTTCAGTTAAATAAAGAGTATATACTAATAAATAGTATCTAAGGTAAAATAAACTATGGCATGGAAAAAATACTTCAAAACCGCTAACCCAAACGTTAGTGGGCTAATGAGTCCAATCAATGGCAGCAATGGCGGTAACAACCTACCAGATGCAGGTTATCGTAACTTTGCTAGCCAACTACCAGAAGTCTACATCGGCCACCCAAATCGCACAGAACGCTACAATCAATACGAACAGATGGACATGGATTCGGAAGTTAATGCTGCTTTAGATATCATCGCAGAATTCAGCACACAGACTAACACTGAAAACGGCACAGGTTTTGATCTATTCTTTAAAGAAGATCCAACAGACAACGAAGTTAAGATCATCCGTGAACAGTTACAACAATGGGTCAGCTTAAACGATCTAAACAAACGCTTGTTCAAACTATTCCGCAACACTATCAAATACGGTGATCAAGTATTCCTACGTGATCCAGAAACATTTAAGTTATTCTGGACAGAGATGTTCAAGGTTACCAAAGTTATCGTTAATGAAGCAGAAGGCAAGAAGCCCGAACAGTATATCATCAAAGATCTAAACATCAACTTTATGAACTTGACAGCCACAGCGTTAAGTTCTAGCGATACATTTATCAATCACCCACAGGTGGGTGGCCCTAGCGGTGCGTATGTGCAACCACAGACACCCTACAGTGGGGGCAGTCGTTTTAGCCATGCTCAGAACGAAGCAGTGATTGATGCAGAACACGTAGTTCATATCAGTTTAACAGAAGGGTTGGACTTAAACTGGCCATTTGGTAACAGTGTATTAGAAAGTATCTTTAAGATATTCAAACAAAAAGAACTATTGGAAGACGCTATCCTTATCTATCGCATACAACGTGCTCCAGAACGCCGTATCTTTAAGATTGACGTAGGTAACATGCCCACACACATGGCCATGGCCTATGTTGATCGTATCAAAAATGAAATACATCAACGTCGTATTCCTACACAGACTGGTGGTGGTTCAAATATGATGGATGCAACGTATAATCCACTATCAACAAATGAAGACTACTTCTTCCCTGTAACAGCAGAAGGTCGAGGTTCAACTGTTGAAGTATTTCCAGGTGGCCAAAATCTAGGTGAGATCACTGACCTACGTTACTTTACTAACAAGATGTTCCGTGGCCTACGTATTCCATCAAGCTACTTGCCTACAGGCGATGACGACAGCGAGCGTACCTACAGCGACGGTAAAACTACAACAGCACTGATCCAAGAATGGCGCTTTAATCAATATTGCATGCGTCTACAGAAAATGATAGCAGAAAAACTAGACAATGAATTTAAGATGTTCATGCGTTGGAGAGGCATTAATATTGACAACAGCTTGTTTGAACTACGTTTCAATGAACCGCAGAATTTTGCTAAGTATCGCCAAGCAGAAGTCGATGCAGTGCGCATACAGGCATTTGCTAGTTTAGAACCAGTTCCTTATCTTTCAAAACGATTCTTGCTCGAACGTTACTTAGATCTCAGCGAAGAAGAAATGACACGCAATGATGAACTATGGGCGGAAGAAAACGGTAAAGTGCTGGACACAGAAGCTCCAGAAGCTGGCTTACGTGCAGTGGGCGTTAGCACAGCCGGTATACAGCAAGATCTCGATACCCTAGCACCGGCTCCGGGCGAAGTAGCAGGTATGCCAGGAACAACACCAGGGGCAGGTCCAGATACAGTAGGTGCACCAGGCGGAGCAGCTATGGGCCCGGGCGGTAGTCTTGGTTTATAGGCAATTTGGTAAATAATCATATGAACCTACTAGAAGTGTTTGAACAAGCCCCCGATGGTTATCGAACTGAAAAAGACGATAATACCACTCTTAAACTCAGCGACCTACGTAAGACTAAACTTACTCTAAAACAGCTGAATCGCCTACGTATTATGAATGATGTGCGTAAGTTAGAACACGAGAAAAAATTAGAAACAGTCCAAGATCAATACAAAGTACCTGCAGCAGAAGCACCAATGATGTAGTTATCTGTCAAAACGATTCAAAAACATAGCATTTAACCCCCTTTTTCAATTTATTATGTAAATATATAAACATAATACATTTCTATTCAAGTATTAGTCCGGATTTAATATTAATTTTTAAGGAGTTCATAATGAACAACAAATACGAACAATTAGTCGAATTCATCATCAACGATGAGACAGACAAAGCTCGCGAATTGTTCCACGAAATCGTTGTGGAAAAATCACGTGATATTTACGAAAATCTAGTAGCTGAAGAAGATTTAGACGAAGTTGGTGGCAACGAAGTTGAAGACATGGTACAAGACGTTCAAATGGACGAAGAAGGTATCAGCGAAGAGGAAGAAGAAGGTTCCGACGAAGAAGTTGGTGCTTTTGATGCCGAAGAAGAATTTGGCGGTGAAGAACACGGTGAAGAAGAAGGTGTTGAAGCACGTGTTGATGATTTAGAATCAGCATTAGACGAATTAAAAGCTGAATTTGACGCACTAATGGCTGGCGAAGAATCTGAAGAAGAAGCTATGCCTGGTATCCACGGTGACGAAGGTTCAGAAGAATTAGGCGGCGAAGAAGAAGTAGGTAACGAAGAATTCTACGAAGCTGAAGACAAAGAAGAAGAAGACGCTGAAGTAGAAGCTGAAGACGAGTTAGATGAAACTATCGTCCGCGAATACGTAGAAAAAGTAGCTGACACAGGTCAAGGTTCAGAAGGCAAAATGGCAGGCACAGGTGCTAAAACTCCAGCATCAGGTGGTAAAAACACTAAGTCTGTTGTAGCTGGTAAGAATGACATGGGCGGCACAGCAGCATTTAGTAAAGGTGGCACAGCTGATCAAGACGGTACACGTCCAGCAGCTAGCGAAAAACCAAAAGGTACACTAGTAAGCAACCCACAAAACAAACCAGGTGCAAATGCAGGTAAAACAGCATTTAAAACTAAAGAAGCCGCTACAGGTTCTGAAGGCAAACTAGCTGGTAATGATGGTAGTGTTGCTGTTAACAAAACTAGCCCACTTAAAGCAAGATAATTAGGAAACTATAATGGCATTTTATCTTAAAGAGAACTTAACATTTGACGCAGCCCGCATGGAAGTTATCACTGAAGGCACAGCTGACGGCAAAGGTAAGAATCTTTACATGAAAGGCATATTCATCCAAGGTGGCGTTAAAAACCACAATGAGCGTGTATATCCTGTAAATGAGATTGAAAAAGCCGTTAGCACACTAAATGAACAGATCAAGGGTGGCTACAGCGTCTTAGGCGAAGTTGATCACCCTGATGATTTGAAAATTAATTTAGATCGTGTTTCACATCTGATTACAGATATGTGGATGGATGGTCCTAATGGTTTTGGTAAATTAAAGGTTCTTCCTACTCCAATGGGATTGTTGGTAACAACAATGCTGGAGTCAGGAGTAAAATTAGGTGTTTCTTCTCGTGGTAGCGGTAACGTGAGCGAGGGGGATGGCCGAGTAAGTGACTTTGAAATAGTCACGGTAGATGTAGTTGCGCAACCAAGCGCACCTAACGCATATCCAACAGCGATTTACGAAGGACTGATGAATATGAAGGGTGGCAGTAAGGTATTCGAATTGGCTAAAGAGGCCAGCGCAGATCAAAAGGTACAAAAATATCTAAGAGAAGCTGTAAAAGGCCTTATCAAAGATTTGAAAATTAAATAGGAGATCGTAATGTTAGATGCTATCAAACCATTGTTAGATAGTGGCATCATTAACGAAGAAACTCAAACTGCATTAAATGAAGCTTGGGAATCAAAGTTAACTGAAGCACGTGAAAGTATTCGCGCAGAATTGCGTGAAGAATTCGCTGGCCGCTATGAGCACGACAAAAATGTAATGGTTGAAGCTCTAGACAAGATGGTCACTGAAAGTCTCAGCTCTGAACTCAAAGAGTTCGCAGAAGAGAAACAAGCTCTAGTAGAAGACCGCGTGAAATTTAAACGTCACATGGTTGAATCTGCTGGCAAATTTAATGACTTTATGGTTACTAAACTTGCTGAAGAGATCAAAGAACTACGCACAGATAAGAAAGTTCAAAGTGAAGCTATCGCTAAACTAGAAAAATTTGTTATCCATGCACTAGCTGAAGAGATCAAAGAGTTTGACCAAGACAAGCAAGCTGTTGTTGAAACTAAAGTTAAACTTGTTGCAGAAGCTAAACAAAAATTAGCTGAACTACAAGGTGCTTTTGTTAAACGCAGTGCTAAACTTGTTAAGGAAGCAGTGGCAACCAATCTAGGCTCAGAATTAGCTCAACTTAAAGAAGACATCCAAACTGCTCGTGAGAACATGTTCGGTCGTCGCTTATTCGAAGCATTTGCTACAGAATTCGCTGGAACTCATCTTAGTGAGAACAAAGAATTCGCAAAACTTCAAGCAGTATTAGCAGAGAAAGATGCTATTATCGCTGAAAGTCAAAAAGCAATTACAGAAAAAGAAGCATTAGTTGAATCTAAGAACCGTGAAGTTCGCGTAATCACAGAAGGTATTAACCGCAAGGAAAAACTTGATGGATTACTTAAGACATTAAACAAAGAGAAAGCTGAAGTAATGAGCAGCCTACTCGAGAATGTGCAGACTGAAAGACTACAAACTGCATATGACAAGTATCTACCAGCAGTTCTAAACAACACTCCAGCTGTCAAAGCTGAAAAAGCTGTATTAGCTGAGAGTCGTGTAGAAGTGACAGGTGATAAATCTGCTAAAACCAACGAAGAATCTCTCAACAATGTTGTGGAAATTCGTCGTTTAGCAGGGCTAAAATAGTAGTAATTTTTTTAAAGGAAAATAAGAAATGACAACCCAACTATTAGAAGGCCGTTGGAACGAGACCAAAGACGCCCTGTTAGAAGGTCTACAAGGTTCGAAAAGAACTACAATGGCTGTAATCTTAGAAAATACGAAGAAGCACTTGATGGAAACTGCAACTAGTGGCGCTACAGCAGTAGGTAACGTAGCTACATTAAATCGCGTGATCCTTCCAGTAATTCGTCGAGTAATGCCAACAGTTATCGCTAACGAAATCGTCGGCGTTCAACCAATGACTGGCCCAGTAGCACAAATCCACACACTACGTGTACGTTATGCAGATGCTGTTACAGCAACTTCAGGCGACAGCACAGTAGGTGGTGATGAAGCTCTAAGTCCATTCAAAATTGCAACTGCTTACTCTGGTACAACAGCTGGTAAGGCTGCTTCAACAAGCACTTTAGAAGGCACACCAGGTAACAGAATCAACGTTCAAATCTTGAAACAAGTTGTTGAAGCTAAAACACGTAAATTGTCTGCACGTTGGACTTTTGAAGCTGCGCAAGATGCACAATCTATGCACGGTTTAGATGTTGAAGCAGAAATCATGGCAGCTTTAGCTCAAGAAATTACAGTTGAAATTGACCAAGAAATTTTAGCTAGTTTAGCTGCTCTTTCTGGTAATACATACAACTACAATCAAGCTACAGTATCAGGTACAGCAACATTCGTAGGTGACGAGCACGCTGCTCTTGCTGTTTTAATTAACCGCGCAGCTAACTTGATCGCTCAACGTACACGTCGTGGTGCTGGTAACTGGGCTGTTGTATCTCCAGAAGCACTAACAGTGTTACAATCTGCAACTACTTCAGCTTTTGCTCGTAGCACAGAAGGTACATTTGAAGCTCCAACAAACACTAAGTTCGTTGGTACATTAAACTCAGCAATGAAGATCTATGTTAATGCTTACGCAGGTACAGGTACTTCAGTGTTAGTAGGTTACAAAGGTTCTAGCGAAGCTGATGCAGCTGCGTTCTATTGCCCATACGTACCTCTAATGTCATCTGGCGTTGTTTTAGATCCAAATACTTTTGAACCAGTAGTTGGCTTTATGACACGTTATGGTTACGCAGAGTTAACAAATACTGCTTCTTCTCTAGGTAATGCAGCTGACTACTTAGAAAGCATCGGTGTTTCAAATCTATCATTCCAATAATATTAATTTATTGGTAGTTGATATATCCAAAAGCCCCGAAAGGGGCTTTTGTTTGGCTGGTATTCCTAATTTACGATAAATACTTTGTTCGCTCTTAACAGAGAGTTTATGCAGCCCCACTGCGTAGGCCTAGAACGCCAACCTTAAGGAGAAAAACAAATGGGACGTCCTATTAATAACATTTATATCGATTCAACAAACAGTAGTGGTGGTGAAGGTGTTGCTTCATTAGCAGTACATGGTGGTAACAGCTATTCAGCTGGTACTACAATTAGTTTTGCAGCAAGTCCAATTGGTGGTACAACACCAACAGCTAGTATTGCTTACGTTATTCCAGCAGTTAACAGTCAACCAGGTAACGGTAACGTTTCAAGTGTCACGCTTACCACCGCAGGCAGTGGCTACCTAGTAAGAAATCTAGTGGCTACATTTACTAAACCAGCCAACGTTGTTGTTGACGGCGTGACAGGATTTTACGGTCTTGGCGCAGCTGGAACAGTAGTTAAATTCTCAACCAATGTAACGTCAGGCATTTATGCAGGTATGGTTGCTAACGTGTTCTTTACTACACTAGCATTTGGTGAACCAACCAAAGTTGTTAGTGTCGATACAGCATCTGGTAATATCACATTCTCAACAGCTAATACAGCAGCTATCTCAAGTCCAATCAGCTTTGGTGACGTAGGTCGATTGGGTAATGTAGTAGCCACAATGGCTACAGCAGTAACTACTGGTAATACGATCCAAGGTAATGCTTGGGTTACAGTAGGAGCCCAGGCTAAAGTAGCTGACATCAATCGTCAAAAATCTACTAAGAAATATCGTGTTACTAACGCTGACGGCACTGACGTTGTTTTATTAGATGCCAGCGCAGCTACTATCGCTAACGGTGGTCCAGCAAACATTGGTACTATGACTATCACAGCCACAGACTCTTCAAGCGGTACATATCATATCAAGAAACTATTTGATAGAACTGCGGTAGTTTATCCAGGTTCAGGTACACAATTTACTGAAAATCAAAAAGTAAGTTGGAACATGAACGCTGCAGTAGCCAGCACTAGTATCAAAATCGCAACAAACGACTAATTTAATTTAGACTAAAATAGCACCTCAGGGTGCTATTTTTTTATCTCTCGCT